GCACAACATCCTAGTACTATTATGATTTGTGTTATAATATTTATAAGCTTTATCATACTTTATCTAACAATAATAATATTATCCACAGAATAAATTGACCAAGTACAACAATTAATGTTATAGTTGTCATCAAATTGTTCTTTTGTCTTTTATCCATATATGTTGTTTTTTGATAAAAAATAAGTTTAGAAAGTTGCTATAATGATGACTCAATTAGTTTGAAACGGTAAACCATAGCTCTCACAGTTAAACTGCAAGAGCTATATATTAGGTTTACTCGTCATCATCGTCATCGTCATCTTGTTGATTTTTTTTAGGTTCTGAAACAGGATTACCAACGCTTTCATTTGCTTCTGGTTTATTGACACGTTTCTCATACCAATATGAACCGTTAGCAATGTTTGCGTTTGCGTTCCTTGTAATTACTTCAATATAAGTTCCTCCGTTAAGGTCATTATCCCATTCGTTTGAGTCCTTATAATCAGTAATTTCGCCCGTCTTTTCGTCAACAATCATATCAAGATGTGAATACCCAACAGCGTTAAGTTGTGTTAATTCCTTTTGCTCACCATTTGCATCAGCGTAGTAAATTTTACTTACACCTAATACCTCACTAACCGGCAAGGTCTTATAAACTAGCGGTAACGAAAATTCACAATCAGATAACTTAACGACTTCTCCCTTCTTCGTTGTAAAGGTTTTTGAATCACTTTCCATACACTTAATAAATCGGTCAAGATTTTTCTTGTACGCTTTCGCCGTCTCGTCCTCAGTGGGAAACAAACACTTAACAAGATTAATGTTGCGTATTGCAGCCGCTTGGGGGTTCAATACCTTAACACCTCCAATCGTGATGAATGTAGGTGCATCCTTAGCGCCTTGTGAATAACTAAATGTACACACGTAAAACTCATCGCCATTAGTTCGAGTTCTTTTTTCTGCTGAAATCAATTTGCTTAACATGATTTTTTTCTCCTTTCTTGATTACTTGTTACTTGTGTGGAATAGCCCAACAGATACAAGCCCGTAGGGGTGTTCCACTCCGATACAAGGTAGAGGGGTGTGAATTTTTGCTGCTTCACGCACACAGATTTCTTCACCAAAAAAATTTTTTATATATTTTTATTTTAAATAATGTTAAAAAATAGCTATTAAACTTAAATAAATATTCATAATAAATGTTAATAATAATAACCAATATAGTTAAATATACGTTACTGTATACAGTAGATACAGTTAAATACAGTGTGAATATGAATTACTACTTTATAAGACAAAGAGATCAACAGTATTCTAATTGTCTTTACTTAAGTAAGATAAGTAAGATAAGTAAGAACTATAAATTAAATGATAATTATAGATCCTTTACTTTACCAGGACAAATAGAATATACTTTCTCTGAAGATTTATATAAACAATTTAAGAAAGAAATAAATACAGTTAAATGACAGAATTTACTGCACTATGTTTAGTAGGTATGTTAGGATGTCTAGCTTATATCATACTAAATAAATTAACAAAGTAATGTGCCCTAAGTACACGGGATCGTAGTACGTTCCACGCTTAAAGAAGTTACCATAAGGTAGAAGCGCACCAGGGAATCCTAATCGTAAGTAGGCTCAGTTTAGCTACCTTTCTGACGGTCTTTGGTTAAAAAAGGTGGCCCCCTAAAACGGTATTACTATGGAAAAGAACGAACAAAAAAAAGCAGATAGAATTGAGTATGTTTTCAGGAATAAAACTTATATAGCTACTCCTGAGCTTAGTAAAGGTTGTTGTGTAGGTTGTGCGTTTGTTAATAATATGAACTGCGCTAACTTTAAAGATAGAATGGACATCTGCCATAAAGGATATATTTTTAAGCGTAAATTTAATCACATAGATGAGTAACCTTACTTTACTTACTGCGTTAATAGATATTATAAAGTAAATATTATGGAAGATAAAGTACTAGAAACAGTGGTAAACGGATTGGAATATAGTTTTGAAAAAGATATATTGGTAAAACCTTTAGCTCCTATCATGGTTACTAAAGAATATACAGAGCAAATCCCTACTGGGGAAAAGGACGAAGAAGGTTTTAATAAGTATGAAGTAAAGACTCATACTAAAGAAGTTGAATCAGATTTTGCAAAAGGTATTGTTCTATCTATTCCAATCGGTACTGATAGTACCATTAAGGTTGGTGATACTATAGTATACCCTAAGAAATTTGCTAAAGACTTTGATCTATTTAAAGACTCACAATTAGTTAAACCATACGACGTTGTAGCTAAAGTCGTTAAATAAGCTATCATTCATGATTGAATGTTTTATTTTAGAGTATTAAGTCGCTGCCCTGCCATCAAAGCAGGGCGTTCTTTTTGCTATTACTTTACTAAACATTAATAAATGTTAAATATTTTAAACACTTTTTATATTAGTGCGTTTTAAGGGCATTATGGGAACAATAATAATAATACTTGTAAGTGTTATTGGCTTTGGTGCTCTTACTTATGCTCAAGGAAAACACGAAGGATACATTCAAGGCAGAATTGATGGGTATGAAGAGTGTAAGAAGAACTTTAACAGAATACAAGAATTTAAACAAAAGATATTAAATAAAAAGTTAGACATATGGAAGGATACAAAGTAATTAAGGATTTTAGCTTCGCTGAAAAAGGTGATGTGTTTACTAAAGTTGAAGATTTAAACTTGTGGGAACTTCAGAAATCTGAAGTAATATCAGATACAGAAACTTATACTTCAATGGCATTTGATTCTTCTACTATGGAAGAATTAGCTAACAAAGATTATGTAATTTGGTACAGTGAAGAAGCAGAAGAAAATGATAATGAGGACGAATGTGAATGCTGTTGTGATAAGTTAGAGAAAGTAAAAGAATATGTTAATACTTTGATTGATACATATACTAAAGATTATAATGAACTAATGAAGGATTATAATGAAGGTAATGTGCAGCAATGTGTTAAAGTAGAAGCAGAAACTGTATACCACAATTTAAATAAAGTTCTCAATAGTATTAAAGATTTGTTAGATGAATAAATTAGTAAAGACTGTTAATAAAGGCAATCTTTACTATGAATACCTTAACGCTTTAAATGGTATACTACAACTTACAAATAGGGAATTGGAGTTACTTACTAAGTTCGTTGAATTAGATGTGAACTTTACTCCAATACCTGGTGTAAGTAAAAATGTAGCCAATACTGACAATCGTAGAATGATTAAAAGTACTATGGGTATTACTCCTGATAACTTAAGTAGATATATAAGTAAGTTCAAGAAAGAGGGTCTTTTAGTACAGGGAAAAGCAGAAGATGAATTAGTAGTTAATAAGATACTAATTCCAGAGATAATAAAAGATAGGGTGCAAATAACATTAATACTAAGAGTAAATGAATAATAAAATAAATAATAAACATTTCTATATGATCTTTGATAATGGGCATATAGTACATGTAGAGAATAGAAGTAATAGGTTAGTACGATATTTTAGACATCTCTTTAACTTACGTTCTAATCTGAAATTAACTTCTTTTGTTCCAAAGAAACCTTACTCTAACAAAGAAATTAAAAAGTTATCTAATATATTATATAGAAATCGCGATTTAGATGAATCTGATATTGTAGTAATAATAAATTCTATTAGACCTAATACCATCAGAGAATCTTTAACAGAGTTAGAAACTAGTGAATATTATATAAATGCAACAGCAAAAAAAGATATCAATTTACTCAAGTCTGGCAAATAAATATAATTTACCTTATCCTGTTATAGAAGTAATATGCAATAGTCCATTTAAGTTTGCTAAAGAAGTAATGTCAAATGATGAAGATACTAAAGATATTATGTTTGCTTACTTATTTAAACTTAAATTAAAAAAGAGATATAAAGAAATAAAATGAGACAGTTTATTGAAGAATGCTTAACACCCAATTATAAAATTCACTGGTTAGATTCTATTTACTTTGATCCTGTATTACTTAACAATATACAGATGTATGTAGCAATTAGTGACAGTAGACTATTAAGAATATGATACTAAGAAAGTTTAATAATATGTATCCTAGAACACTTTGGATAGCTATAGTAGAGAGTGAGGAAGATATACAGTTTCTATGCAAGAAGTTCTCTATATTAGAGATTACTCCAGAATTCAATAAGATACTAGAAAATGCTCAAGATGCAATGACCAATGCTTATCATGATGATGTAGTAGCTGAATGTAGACCTGTTATTCAAAACTTTAACTATTTTACTGGAATACTGTGTATAATATATAAGCCAGAGTTAGTAGATAGTGCTAACATAGCCCATGAATCTGTTCACATTTCTGACTATTACTTTGAAATTACAGGTATGAATAATGAAGATTTTTCAACTGGTGGCAATGAAGGATATGCTTACTTAGTTGGTTGGGTTGCTGGATGTTTTGTTAAAGTAATGAAAGAATATGGAAAGACAAAGTAAAGAAGATTCATTAGCTCTATGGGAGTTTGAGAAGAACAATACTAAACGATTAGGTTCTAATATCAGCGAAGAGTTAAGGGAATTAATGGAAGTTGCGGATAAGAAGATAAATGACTATTCGTTAACATATAATGAATTTCTAGATGACATTCTAGAAGGTTTAGCTAAACTAAAAGACACAGATAATATTGAAACTAGGCGGTTACAGATAAAAGGATTGTACAACTGTTTAACTAATAAGTATATTGAAGATGGAGAATGATGGTAAGAAATATGATTGTGGTAAAGTAAGAATGGATCTAGTTCCATTAGATGTAGTTGAGAATATTGGTAAGGTACTTACTTATGGAGCTCAGAAATACTCAGATAATAGTTGGCAAAATCTTCCAGATTTTTGGAAAAGATATAAAGCAGCATTACTAAGACATCTTACTGCTATAGACAAAGGAGAATTGATAGATCCTGAAAGTGGACTACCTCATATAGATCATGTACTTTGTAATACAGTATTCTTAGATTGGGGATTTCATCATGGTAAAGCAATTAGTATTAATACAAAAGATATTGAACAAGATGAATAATTTAGAAGCTATTTGGTGGGAAACATAGGATATAGATGTAAATAAAAACCGTATTGGTAATCCTACTTTACACGTTCACTTCATACGTAAAAATGAAGAAGGTATTACTCATGGAATTGTACACTCTAAAGAAGTTACACAAGATCTTAGTATTGATGCAGTTAAGAATGAAATAATTAAAGAGATAGTAGAAGTTTTAGAAGAAGGTTATAGAAAAGTAGAAAAAGATTTATGGAACAATTGAAATTTAAAAAGTTAGATTACTCAGTAAAGAAAGAAGACGGTACAGAAGAGATTAAGAAGTCTGAAGGTAAGTTGCCTACTAGAGCTACAGCAGGAGATGCTGGATTGGATCTGTATGCTACTCGTATTACTCAAGAAGTAGATAATAGCGGAAAGTTAGTACTTGTATATCATACTGATTTAGCGGTAGAGATTCCTGAAGGATATTGTGGCTTACTTATGATGAAGTCTTCAATTAGTAAACGTTCTATAGCTTTAACAAATGGAGTAGGTTTAATAGATACTGGATATCGTGGAGAGTTGATGGCTAAATTTAAAGTAACTACAGATGCTATTCCTACAGTATATACTATAGATGAACCATTTGCTCAATTAGTTATTGTACCTTGTTCTATATTAGAACCCACTTTAGTAGAAGAGCTAAGTGAAACTGAAAGAGGAGAAAAAGGATTTGGAGAAGTTACAGCAGAACAAAATAATGAAAATAAATAATAAGAATATGAAAGAACTTAATATTACAATTACTCCAGTGAGTGCATCAGGTGTTGGAAATTTTATTGATGTTAACATTAACGGATTGCCTTACAGAACAGAAACTGTACAAGGTGAATTTACCGAAGAAGTAATGAAGCAGTCTATTGAAAAGTTGATGCCTACTATTCCTGCTGAACAACGAGAAGAAGTAGAATTGAAATTCTATCAACTGTTAGATGCTATTGCTAATACTAAAGCTGAAGAAGAGTATAGAGCTCAGCACCCTGAAGAGTTTATGCCAGAGAATTTTGAACCTAGTGTTGAAGAAGTAACTAATGAAGCTATTTGATATAAATGGTGGTAAAGTAGTAATACACCCTGATGCTTTAGGTCTCCCATTCTTTAAAAAGTTATGGGAGGCTGATAAGCCAGACAAAACACAAGCTACAAATGTAATAAGTTATATAGTACTTATGTGGTATTTTAAATCTCCATATGTACTTCAGCTAGAACCAGATATCAGAGAAAAGAAACTTAAGCAGTTATACTTTGGTGATGAGAATTATAATCTTACAGTAGAAGAAAAGTCTTGTGAAGATGATTATAAGAAGCTAATATATACTAGAAATCTAAGAATGTTAGATAGTATGAGAAACAAAGTAGATACTATTAGTAAGTATTACGAAGATTCTCTAGAAGAGCAATTAGATGAAAAGAAGATCAAAGATCTATTAGCTGGTATGGAAAAAGTAAAAGCTACTTTTCAAACATTAGATTTCCTCGAAAAGGCAGTTAAAGCTGAAGAAGTTAGTACTACTAAAGTACGTGGAGATGCTCAGATTAATCCTTATGAATTAGCTTAATTTGTGCAAATTATACACAAGTTTATAACAATAAATTAATAGGTACGTTATATGAATATAAATAAAGAAACTATGAAGAAAGTACTTGATTTAACAAAATGTAATAGCACTGAAGAGATTTGTGATGTGCTTGAGAAAGAAATTGATAACAAACAAAAAGCAAATAAAGCAGCTAAAGAAGCTAGTGAGTCTTTGATTGAAGAATATAAGAAAGAAGCAGTAGCTGAACCTAAGAAGAAAGGTATTATCAAGCGTACTATTCATTGGCTAAAGAGTTTGTTTAAGAAATAATCTCGTTGAACTGATAGAGAGGTCTGACAGGGACAGACATTAAATATTCCCTGGCATATTGCCCTATGGTGTAGTGGTAGCACGAGAGGCTCTAACCCTCTAGGTCCGGGTTCGATTCGGTGGTAGGGCGACTAATTAAAATATAAATGTTATGGATAATAAACCAAAAGAAGATAAACTAATGGTTATTACACTTGATAACTCAAATCCAAAATCTAAGATATATTGGAAAGAAGAAGATTATAATATCTTTAAAAAGATGTGCGATGATTTAATAACTAAATATTTTGGTGATACTATAAATTATCCTTTAGATATGCTTACTTTAGAAACAGAAGAAAAAGTTGAACCTAATCAAAAAACTTTGGAAATATCATAACTATGATTGACTTCTAGAAGAAAATAATAAATAGTGATAAGTTTAGAACTCCGGCTTTAACATTCTTAAAGACCGGAGCTTATTGTTAGTATCCAATTGGTACTACTGAATATTACACATATTGGGACGAATAGAAAGATCGTTGCATTAATGGTTATACCGCAGAGGATGGAGATTACATCACTGGGTATAACTATTTTTATATTAACTTTTGTCCTATTCAACGTATTGTGCATGAAATAAAAAATAAACCAGACGGTACTACAAAAGTAATAAAAAAACGTGAATTATAGTTCCCAGACTTCTACGATTACGATTACTTTTTTTTCTAGGCTATGTAGGAAGCTGAAGAGCAAGGTAAACATATGTGTGTACTTAAGTCACGTCGTAAAGGTTATTCATATAAAAATGGTTCGATGGCTTGTCGTAACTATTATCTATTGCCTGGTACTAAGACGTATATATACGCTTCTAATAAGTAGTATCTTACTGAAGATGGTATTCTTACTAAAGCTTGGGACTATATGGACTTTATAGATAAGAATACAGCTTGGGGTAAAAAACGATCTGTCAACAGTACTATGCGTAAACGAGCTGGATTCTGGACTAAGGATGAATTTGGTAAAGAAGTAGAAATGGGTTACAAGTCAGAGATTATTGGTGTTACTTTGAAAGATAATCCTGATATAGTACGTGGTAAAGCTGGTAAATTGATTATATTTGAAGAAGCGGGTTCGTGCCCAGAATTAGGTGCTGCGTGGTAGATTGCTAGACCATCTGTAGAACAAGACGACGTAGCTTTTGGTACAATGATAGCTTTTGGAACAGGCGGTGATGAAGGTAGCCATTTTGAAACATTGAAAGACATGTTTTATAATCCAGATGGATATAACTGCTTAGGATTTGATAATATATGGGATGAACATACTAGTAACAAAAAATGCGGTTTTTTTATTCCACAGTATACTAATAATGATATTAGAGATGAAAAAGGAAACCGTCTTTACATGGATAAAGATGGAAATACATTACACAAATTAGCTCTAGAATATACATTATCTGAACGTAGAAAAGTAATAGAAAATGCTACTAATACTAATACTATAGATAGATATGTAGCTGAAAGATGTATTACTCCACAAGAAGCGTGTCTAGAATTTGGTGGTAATATATTTCCTAAAAAAGAACTATAGTAGCAATTAGGACTTATTCGTACTAATACTTAGTTATAGAATCATAAGCAGGTGGGTGATTTAATATTCGATGAGTCTGGTAGTATCAAATGGATACCTAAGAAACATGGCGATGTTACTAAGTATCCACTTGGTAAAGATGATGATCCTACTGGTTCAATAGTTATATGGGAACATCCAGCTAAAGATGCAACAGCTGGATTATATATAATAGGTGTAGACCCTTATGATCATGACTAGTCTGGTACTAATTCATTAGGATCATCTATAGTATATAAGAGGTTTTAGAACTTTGAAGAGTACTATGATATTATAGTAGCTGAATATACTGGTAGACCTGCAACAGCTGAGGAATACTATGAAAACTTACGTAAGTTAGCATTATACTATAATGCGCGTATAATGTATGAAAATGAACGCAAAGGTCTATTCCCTTACTTTACTGCTAAGCATTGTGATTACTTATTAGCTGATCAACCTGATATTATTAATGATATAGTTAGTAATTCTAAAGTACAAAGAAGAAAAGGTTGTCACATGAATAAGTAGATAAAGCAATGGGGGGAAGGTATGATAAAAGAATGGTTGAATGAAGAGTATGCACCAGGTAAGAAAAACCTAACTAGGATACTATCAGAGCCGCTATTAGAAGAGCTAATAAGCTATAACGATACAGGTAACTTTGACCGAGTGATGGCGTTGATGTAGGTTATGATATATAGAGAACAACTGTATAATGTAGTTGTTAAAAAGAAAGAAAAAGAAAACAAATAGAAGATGCTCTTTGATGGACCAATTTTTGCGCAGAGTTGGTTCAATGACGATACTCCAAGAGTATTTTCAAACGACGATAATGTATATACATTTTAATTATGAAGAATACTAAAAGTTTCCCTGCACAGAAACTACCAATGTCAAAGAAGACACAAGCCTGGAAAGAAGCCTGCGTAGACTATGTAGTAGGCGCTGGAGATTCAGGATTTGGTGGTAATGGTAGATCTAGATCTGACGAGATGTAGACTTACTATGATTTATACAATAGTATATATAATGAAAAGGATCTTAAATATGTAACCAATCCATTTAAACAAGATGATGGGTTTCCTGCTATGGCATAGGATTATAATATCATCAAACCATATGTAGATCAGTTACTTGGTGAAGAAACTAAGAGACCTTTTAATTTTCATCCACAACGTACAAGTGATATAGCTGCTAGTGAACTACAGGAAAAAGCCAAAGAAATGCTAATGGATTATATTCAGGCTACTATAGCTAGTAAGTTAAGTCCAGAACAAGCAGCTAGATATGAACAAGCATTAGCTACAGGAGAAATCTAGACTCCAGAAGCTATAGCTAAGTATCTATAGAAAGATTATAAAGATATAGCAGAAACTGAAGCTTATCACGCATTACAATTTCTAAAGAGAAAATTGAATCTTACTCATGAGTTTTATAAAGGTTGGAAAGATGCTTTAATAGGTGGAGAAGAAATATACTATGTAGGTGTAATCAATGGAGATCCTTATGTAGAAAGAGTAAACCCTATGTACTTTGATTATGAGCATTCTTTAGACTTAGAATTCATAGATGATGCCGCATGGTGTCGTAGAAAGATGATTATGTCTGCTACTGAGATATACGATAGATTCTATGATAAAATGTCTGAAAGACAACTAAATGAATTATTAGAACTTATTGATCAAAGACCTGGAGCAGGTAATAATCCAGAGATAAGAAAGACTAGTATAGATTATGAATCTATTAAGCTACATAAGATTAATAGTTTTACAGATAATCCATTTGATATAGATCATATAGTAGTATATCATTGCTGTTGGAAATCTTTCAAAAAGATAGGATTTGTTACTTTACTAAATCCAGAAACTGGAGAAGCTGAAGAATTTCAAGTAGATGAAGATTATAAAGTAACAGGTACTGAACAATCTGTAGAATGGGATTGGATTATTGAAGTATGGGAAGGATATAGAATTGGTGATGATATGTACATAGGAATTCAACCTATTGAATATCAACATATATCTGCTGATAATCCTAATTCACAGAAATTACCTTACACTGGTGTAGTGTATAATAATACTAATAGTAAACCTAGATCATTAGTAAGTATGATGAAACCATTACAGTATATGTATATTGTAGTGTGGTATAGACTTGAGTTAGCATTATCTAGAGATAAAGGTAAAGTAGCAGTAATGGATATTACTTAGATACCTAAATCTATGAATATTGATGTTAACAAGTGGATGCATTACTTGAGTGCATTAGGTGTAGCTTTTATTAATCCTTATGACGAAGGATGGGATATACCAGGACGTGAGGGAGGTAAACCGTCTCAATTCAACTAGTTATCTTCTTGGGACTTAACTATGAGTAATGTAATAGCTGAGTATATTCAATTAATGTAGAAGATTGAAGATATGGTAGCTAAACTTACTGGTATTACTCCACAGAGACAAGGATAGATTGCTGCTAGTGAATTAGTAAGTAACGCTAATACTGCTGTTAATATGTCTTATCATATTACTGAACCTTGGTTCTGGAATCATAATTAGGTGAAGAGAAGAGTATTAACAATGCTATTGAATACTTCTAAAGCAGCTTGGAAAGATAATAAGAGATACTTGAATTATATATTAGATGATGCTACCAGAGCGTTTGTACAATTATCTGATAATTTCTTCTATGAAGATATGGATATATTTGTAGATGATAGCACTAAGAATCAACAGTATATAGATCAATTAAAGCAATTGCTGCAACCTGCTATGCAGAATGGTGCTAGTCTGTTAGATATTGCTGAAATCATTACTTTAGATAACATGAGTATGATTAAAAATAGACTTGAAGAGATAGAGCAGAAAAGAATGGAACAGATGCAGCAACAGCAACAGGCTGAACAACAAGCTCAACAGCAGATGGCAGAACAACAGAATCAGCTTAAAGAAGAAGAACTTATGCTTAAGGAAGCTGAACTGGATCTTGAAAAATATAAAGTAGACCAAGACAGATATAAAGCAGAACAAGATAATGCTACTAAAATTACTGTAGCACAAATTAATTCTTATCGTGGTGCTGAGAATATGGATCAAGATATGAATGGAATTCCTGATCCAATTGAAATAGGAAAGCAAGCTCTAGAATAGCAGAAGATAAATTCTGATATTGCTACTAAACAATTAGAACTTAACAATAAGCGTAGAGAAATAGAACAGAATAGAGAAGCTGAAAATAAGAAGATACAGCTTGAAAAAGATAGAATGAAGCATGAAACTGAGTTGCAACGTATGTCTGATAAAGCTGCTATGGATAGAGAGAAATTAAAAGCAAAAACTGCTATTCGCAATAAAGTAACAGGAGAGAAGTAATATGAAAGTAATACAGAATAAATTTATACCATTTAAGGGTTATAAATACATCAATATATTTGGTTTGATATTTACTAGAGATAAATCTAAAATAACAGATATTGAATATAATCACGAAAAGATTCATCTCAAATAGATGCAAGAAATGCTGTGGTTACCTTTCTATATTTGGTATGGTATTGAATATTTAATAGTATCTCTAGCTAGATTGTCAGATAAACAAGGAGATAGATATCATGATGTATCTTTTGAAGAAGAAGCTTATAACAACGATACTAATCTTGACTATTGTAAACAAAGAAAACATTTTGCTTGGTTGAAATACATTAAAATTAAAAGTAATAAGGAGAATTAATTATGGCTTGTAAAGGTGGAAAGAAGGGCTCTAAAAAGGGTTCTAAGAAAAGTAAATAATTATGGAACGTGAAGCATTTAGATAGAGAATGCAACAGTATAAGTAGGCTAGGGAGAATAATCCCTAGCTGAAGTACTGGGATTGGAAGAAGTATGCAGATGGTGGTATTGTAGATGAAGATCCACCACAGAATACTAGTGAAAGACCTATTACTAACTTTGACCCTAAAGGAGATCCGTATAATCCTATATACGGATATAACCCAGGTGCAGGATATGTTTCAAATTCAGATCCATTAGGTAGTCTATATGTAGAAGGAGCTTTACTTAATCCAGTATTTAAACTAGCAGGTAATGCAGTATCTAATGTAGCTAGAGGATTAACTAAATACTCTTCTAAATATGTACCAGAAGTAAGGAGAACTGTGTAGGATAAAATAAATAGTTTATTCCGTAGAGAAGCTGAAGATAAAGCTCGTACATATAAATTATATGATGATGCTATAGAATCTAGAAATAGAATAATTGAAGATCTATATTCTAATCCAGCTTATATGGAAAGAGCTAGATAGATTTAGAATACATACGGTGATAATTACGCTAAAGTATATGAAGATATAATTAATTAGTATAATACTAATTATTGGAATTTACCTAATCCTGTTATAAAACAGTTAGATGCTAAGGCTAAAATGTAGGCTAAAGACGCAGCTGTAAATAGGTATATTACTAGAAGACAACCAGCAGGATATGATGATTTTGAGTATTAGATAAATAGAAATCTTACAGAGATAGACTACCCTACTACTAGACATGAATTAGGACACTATGTAGATTTTAATTTAGCTAAAAGTTCAAATCCCGATTATAGCAACTCTATGTTTGCAGAGTTAAAAAGAGACTTATCAAAATAGAAGAATCCATTATTTCCAGATAAAACTGATTATTATAGTAAAGGTACAGAATAGAAATCTTATATGAATACTCTTAGAGAGTATATGTTTAAGAATGGTATGATTAATAATATAGGAGATAAGGTAACTTCTAGATAGATTAAGAAAGCTATAAGATCATTACCTAAAGATATGAGATCTATTGAAGCTGCTTATCTTCAATTTGCTACACCAGGATAGTATACAAAATGGTTTAATAAAATACCTTTACTTGGTACTTATCCAATAGTAAATAAACAATTTTATAATTATGAAGAAGATAAAGATAAAGCCAGAAAATAGAGGTAAGTTCAATGCAACTAAAAAGAAGACAGGAAAGACAACTGAAGAACTAACTCATAGTAAGAATCCTGTGACAAGAAAGAGAGCAATATTCGCTTAGAATGCTGCTAAATGGAATAAAGGTAAAAAGAAGAAAAAATAAATCTAATTAAATATTTTAATTATGGATAAAAAAATGACATTAGGTGGATTTGAAGCTGTATTAGATAGCTTTATCCCTAATCCAGATGGTGGTTTTAGAAATTCAAATATTGATGAAAATGTTAATGTTGATGCTGATGAATTTGAATCACTAGACGATGAAGAATTGGAAGATATTAAAAAGAACAATATCGAAGTAAAGAATAAGAAAGAAAATCCAGTAGAGGAAGGTACTGAGGAAGAAGAAATCGAAGAAGGAGATATTGAAGATAAACCAAAACGTAAGCCTGGTAGACCTCGTAAAGAAGAAACCATTGAGGAAGAAGCAGAAGAGGAAGAAGAGATTGAAGATAACAATGAAGAAAATGTTGTTACTAACTTCTTTGATGCTATGGCTGAAAAACTTAATTGGGAATTTGAAGAAGATGAAGATAAACCCAAAAGTGTTGATGAGTTAATTAATTACTTCCAAAATGTCATTGAAGAAAATAGTAAGCCTGAATACTCTAGTGAAGAAGTTGAAGCACTAGATAATTTCGTAAAACAAGGTGGAGATTTAAAGAAGTATTTAACTATTGATGCTGAATTAGATTTAGATGATATTGACATTGAAGATGAAACTAATCAGAAATTAGTAGTAAAACAGTTACTTAAAGAAAAAGGGTTCTCTACTAAGAAGATTGATAAGTTAGTAAGTAGATATGAAGAAGCTGGATTACTTGAAGATGAAGCGCAAGACGCTTTAGAAGATCTGAAAGAGATTAAAGAGGAAAGGAAGAAACAGCTATTAGAGGATCAGAAAAAGGCTTATCGTGAATAGTTACAGAGACAACAGCAATTCTATGATAACGTTGTTAGCGAAATAAAAGGCTTAAAGAATATACGTGGTATTACAGTCCCTGAAAAAGATAAAAAGGTTTTAATGGATTATATACTTAAGCCAGACACAGACGGTAAAACAAAGTACCAAAAGGACTATGCTAAGGGTGGTGTTAAGAATCTCATAGAATCAGCATACTTTACAATGAATGCTGATAAGCTTATTGAGGCTGCTAAACGTGAAGGAAATAATTCAGCTATTGATAAGTTTAGACGAAGTTTAAAATCTAGTAGTATTACTACTAAATCTAGAAAACAAGCTACGGGTTCTGATGATGATCCAATTTGGTTCTCAGCTGCACGACAACTGCGTATATCATAATAATTAATTATATAAATAAAAAAATTAAATTACTAGTATTTTATGGATAATAATATTCTTAATAACCTCCAATTATACAAAGGTAAATGGTTTTCTGATTTGATCGACACTAATAAGATTAGTCTCGCTTCTCAGCAAAGACCTTATGAGGTATCTACTATCCTGTCATACGTATTTGGTACTAAAGATAATGGTTACAGTACTTCTCTTGATATGTTGACAGGTGGTCTTGGAAATGTAATGACTATTGATCAGCCTTCATTTGAATGGGGTGTTATGATTGACCAGGATAGAGCTGTTACAATTCGTGACGCTAAATGGAATGGCGCTGCAATTAGTGAAAATTCTACTCCGGGTTTGGGCAATACTCCTATTACTTTGTGGTTGGAAGATGCATGGTTTGGTCCTGGTGCTACTATCGAATTTGATGACAAGAGTCAAGCACGTATTCAGGATGCTCCGTATCAAGATGGTAATCTGTATGTTTATACAGTATTTGTATCTAACGGTAGCCCTGCTTCTTATATTGATCCTGCTGTTTTATCTTCTGGTTGCCAAGTAAACCGTTTGGCTTCTGCTTATGAAGAATACAGTGAAGAGGCTGATATCCTGAACTACAACACTCATTTCAAAATGCGTAATTATTTGACTACAGTACGTTTGTCTTATGATATTACAGGTTCTGCTTTCTCTACAGTTATGGCAGTAGCTTTGAAAGATCCTAAAACTGGCAAAACTTCTTACTTGTGGTCTACATTCCAGGAATGGGTTGCAATGCGCGAATGGTACAAACGTCTTGAAAGAGCTTTGGTATACAATCAGAATAATGTAAATAAAGATGGTTCTTGTAACCTGAAAGGTAAGAACGGTCGTCCTGCATTTATTGGTGCTGGTTTGTTGGAACAGATTGCTCCATCTAATAGACGTTATTATACTCGTTTAACAGCAGAACTGTTGGAAGATTTCTTGTTTGATCTGTCTTATAATGTACTTGGTACTAATGAACGTAAATTCGTTGCATTGACAGGTGAAATGGGTATGCGTGAATTTGACCGTGTACTTAAAGAAAAGATAGCTAACATGAACTTGATCGACACAGTATTCGTAACTGGTTCTGGTGACAACTTGAAATTCGGTGGTCAGTTCAAGACTTACGCTATGTCTAATGGTATCGAATTGACTTTGAAGTATTTCCCGTTGTATGACAATACTATTTACAATCGTCAGTTGCATCCTGTTACTTTGAAACCGTTGGAATCTTACCGTATGACATTCTTGGATTTGGGTCGTCGTGATGGTGAAGCTAACATTGTTAAAGTAGTTCGTAAAGATCGTGAATTCGTTAACTGGTGTACAGCTGGTTCTGTAACTCCTGCTGGTTACGCTCACTCTAACACAGAAGTTCGTTCTAACGCTAAGGATGGTTACTCAGTACACTTCTTGGGTGAAGTAGGTATTATGTTACGTGATCCTAGGGCATGTGGAGAATTGATCATGATGGCTGAGTAATTCAGTTAAAAAAACATTAGGGGCTTGAATGCTAGCAAGCCCCTATAATACTAACTTGATAATCTAATTTTATAATTATGGAAGTAATCGTTAGAATGACAAAAGTAAATCCTTGGACAGGATTGATTAAATGGTCTAACTGCTTTGATTTTATTAGTTCTTACTGGACTAGATCTGGTAGTAGATACACTGGTTTAAAAGCAGATAAAGCTAGAGAACTAGAACAGAAAATGGGTAAAGCTGAAGGAGAATTAGATCCTGATAGTACATTTTGGGATACATTTGCAATTAAGATTGGTAAGAAAGAATTAGTAATTAATACTGATAGACCTGAAGGAGAATTGCAATATTTATTCCTATTAGGACATAAGAGAGTAGCAAATGGCATTGATAAAGTAACTCCATCTACTGATTATGTACTTATAAATAAAGAAGCTGAAGCAGAACAAATTAATAAAGCTAACAAAGTTAAACGTGATGCTTATAGAGCACTGGATAAGATGAGTCTTGAAGATATGCGCAAATGTCTTAGACTTCTTGGAATTAAAGCTGATACTATGTCTAATGAATTAGTTGAAGCCAGACTTGGTGAAAACGTAGAAGCTGATCCAGCAAGATTTATTAGAATTTGGGTAGACAATCCTAATAAAGAAATTAACTTTGTAATTGAAGAAGCTTTAAGTAAAAATATTATTCGTAAGAACAGAGCATCATATTACTTTGGTACTGATCTTATTGGTAACGGTCTTGAAGATGTAATTGCATATTTGAAAGACAAAAAGAATCAAGATATTTACTTAAGTATTATGTCTGAAATAAAATCTAAATAATGACTAGAGAACAATTTCACTCATATTTTAAAGTAGCAATGGACAAGAACTCTCAAAGCGTAGCCTTTGGGGGTTGTCCTGCTTTCTTACCAGAAGAAATAGATTACTGGTTAGATCAAGGTTTATACCAAGAAATCAGTAATAAGTTTACTGGTAATAACTACTTAAAGACTAGCTTTGAAGGATCTGTAAAACGTATTCACGATTTAGAAAAATTAGTACGTACAGATGTTAACGTTGTTGCTAATACTGAAACAAATTCAAATAGATGTTATGTTACTAACCTATTCAACGGTGACAGAATGTTCTTTGTAGATGCTGTATTAAACTTCAATAACAAAAAAGCTACCATAAAGCTAATAGATCATGCAGACGCTACTAAATTTAAGAAGACTTATAATAATAATCCTTGGATAGAAGATCCAGTAGCTGTAATAGAAGATAATACTCTATATATCTATTATGATTACTTAGCTATGAGTAGTAATAGTTATTCTGTAGATATTACTTATGTTAAGTTCCCTACTAAGATAGAGAACTTACCAGCAGATGGTATGAGTGAAATACCAGAGTATATGCAGTTTGAAGTAATTAATAGAGCTGTAGAACTAGCATTAGAAGATATTGAGTCTAAGAGAATATAGACTAAATCACAGTTAAACCAAATAGATGAATGATTATGACAAATCGTGGATTTCAAATCGAGTTTGAACGTAGGCTATAGTTAATGGATCCTAATTTAGTTATTAAGGATAAGCTATCCTCAGACACTATTATATCATTCATTAATGAGGCGATTGATAAATTTTATAAAACAAGATACTCAGGTATTAACTTTAAAGCTCAAGGATTTGAATAGACAGAAAAACGTATAGATGATTTGCGTACTTTAATTCGTAAAAGAAACTATTCAAATACTTAGATATCCAAAGGAACTAAAAATTCATATTCTGTTGAATTACCAGATGATTATGTATTATTACTTGGAGATACTGCTGGTATACAGCCGAGTGATGAATATCCTAACGAATGCTGGGAAAAAGACGATTTAGGTGCATATATAGTTAAGTATACAGATACGTTAGAATCTACAATTGAAACATTAGATAGACAATTAAGTAATTCACTATCTGAACACAAATTAAAATATTGTCAAGCTAGACCTTTAAAGTTAATTCAAGATAATAATGTAATATTATACACAGACGGTAAATATAAAGTAAGTGAATATGAGATTACATACTTAGCTAAACCATCTGAAATTAATTCAAGTAATATTACTAATACAGAATATACAGATTTGCCAGAACATACACATATGGAAATTGTGAAAATGGCAATCTAGATTTATCTTGCTACTAAACCAATGTAGCATTATAATGCTTATTCCAACGAAATTGCTTCAATGGAATAATATAAATTAATGCGTTTGTCTGACCTGGAAATCTGAAATAAGGAAAGTAGAAGGACAAACTAGACTGGCGCTAAGTCTAACAATTAATTATTTTTATATAAACTATGATTACACGAGTTGATACCGTACTTATCGGTAAAACATGTCCAGCATCTTATACTACAGTAGATAGTCTTACTCAGGGTGCTGTAGCTCTGTTCGATGAGAATAAGAGCTTGATTAAAGATGAAGCTAGTGCAGTAAAAGCATCTACAGTATATATTGGTGTAGTTGGTGATAATATGACTATCGCTTTACCTAATGGTACTAGTGCTACTAAACGTTCTGTAGAGTATTCTAACGCAATTCAGAAAGCTTCTAAACCTTCTTACGTAATTGGTGATTATGTTGCACCAGTTCAAGAGAAAATCGAAATTGATTTAACTAGTGCTACTGTTGTTATCGGTCACAGATATGTTTTGCGTATTGTTTACAAAGACATGTATGAAGCTCCGGGACAATTCACTCATACCTATGAAGCAATTGCTACAACTGAAACTGCTGATGATTTGGGTAACGCATTGTTGAAGAAGATTAACAAACATGCAAATCGTAGAGTAAATGCTACATTTGCAAGTCATAAATTGACACTTACAGCTCTTCCTAAAGATGATAATGAAGGAGTTTACTCTTTGAATGAGTATTCTGTAGTTTCTATGGAAGCTTCTCTGTATGTTACTATTCCTGGTGCATTGTTGTCTAATGTTCCTGAAGCAGTCCCTGGTGCAACTATTACTAAGACTGCTGGTAAACCTGGTAAAGGTTACTGGAAACAAGTACGTGATATGGAAGTACGTATGTTGGGTTATAAGGGTCATGTATTCACAGATGCATATCCTATCATTGAACCTAAACGTAATGTTACTGAAGGTGCATCCTACGATTACATTACTATTGAGAATGACAACTTGTACTTGTCACCTGACAATCAATACATTAAAACTACGCCGTTAACTACTGAATTGTATGTTGAAGAATCTGCTAACTTGAGTGCTTCTCAGTTTGTTAAGAATCTTAAAGCATTTATTACAGGTGTTAATAGTGCAGCATAATACGGTTTCTTTATTTAAAAAAACCAGGCGAGGTTGAGGTTTATCCTCGGCTTCGCCTTTTTAATTTTTTGTAGATATGAAAATAATTAATGCAACATTAAATAACGATACTATAACTATAACTTTAGATGCTAAGGCTAATGTACATAAGATTTATCTAGATTCAATAATAAATCAAAAGAATATGTATTCTGATGAAGATGATAAACACACTCATGTAATATCTAACTTTGTTACTTAGGATAATACTGTTATTGTTGATATTACTGAGTATAATGAAACTTCTTTTATAGTAAGCGTTCTTACATCAGAGGGTAATAGAGATGAAGCTATAGCAATAGATCAGAATGAATTATATTTAGCTAAAGTAAATCTACTTACTACATATTGTAATACATGTTTAGATAAACATTAGAAGCATATAATAATGATGTGTGATTTTAGATCATAGTTATTGTAGTATGCTTTAGAGCGCAATTTTACTAAAGACGCTATTGAACATTACATAGATCTTAGTAGAACGTTAGGTATGATAGATTATCATAATTGTAGTAAGTGCCTATCTCCTAACAAAGTGTGTAAATGTTGTAACGGTATGTGTGCGCTATGATAAAAGAAGAATATAAAAATGGATGCAGATTGAAAGAATAGGTAAAGTATAACATTGATTATGATGATTGCCAAATTCTTAATCTAACCTGTGCTAATTACATATATGATTTAGTATAGGAATCTTCTAAATATGAAACAAAATTAGAAGACGTTAAAAAGATGTTATATATGATAGAAAAGTTATTAGGACACGAAGTACAATATGATATTCCAGAATATCACGGAGATAATAAAAAATGTTATTTTGGTGTAGTATCAGATAATTTTGTTATTAATGAAGATAATATAAAACAATTAGATTATGTACTACAAGATACAAAAGAATTTGTTAAAAGCTTTAGTACTGATTATCAAAAGATATTATATTGTTATCCTAATGAATTTGGAGATATAAATAGCATAAAAGATCAAAATCAATTTGAGATAAAAGAGTCATTTTAGAGGAATGCTGTAACTATAGATGGTATATTATATAATGTATATATACTGAAAGACGCATCCACAGTAGATAATTATAAAATATATTTTATATGATACAGGTAGCTGATAATTTTAACTACAGAGGAAAAAAGCCGAACTTTGATAGAGATAGTTTTGATACATTATAGGATATGAAGAACTATTCTGAAAATAGTTTAGACGATGGTCATATATCTTATTGTAAAGAAACTAATAAACATTATAAGTTTAATTCTAATAATCAGTCAGATCCTACTACTGGTAAATGGGTAGAATAGCATGAAGCTGTTCCAGCTGATGAAGAAGATATAACTGAACAAAATGGTACTCTATAGTTAGCAAATAAAACTTATGATAAATAGTCTTTCAGTGGTTTAGGTAGAGTGTATCTAAGAAAGAATATAGTAGGTGATAAGAATGTTCTTACTTAGGCTATGATCAATAAAGCTAATATTATATATGTTATTCAGTATGACTATGATTTAAACGGTTAGACAATCGTTACTCCTTCTAATTCTATACTAAAATTTGATGGTGGCAGTTTTGACAATGGAATAGTAGATATATCTAATACAACAGATTTAATCAATCCAAAATTCAATAAGAATTGTAAAATAGCTAAGGATACTATTTTAAAAGATTTTGTAGATGTTAGAACTTTAGGAATATATCCAGATGATACAGATTATGGTTGGAGTAAATTAGACAATCTATGTAATAAAGCAAACACTGTATATTTTTTTCCTAGAGGAATATATAAATTTACTAGTGGTATTAAATTATATCAGAGCGGAACAACTTTGATAGGAGAATGTACTTATGCTGATATTATGACAGTTAATGATGAATCGTTAAGAGGAACAGTATTTGATTTTTCTATCTCTTCTGGAACTTCTGAGGAACCCAAGTATTGTATTAACTTTGCTGATTCTTATTCGTCTGGTATAGAAAGAATAACTATTCACTCTAATTCTGTTTAGGAGTTAAAAGATAATAGAGATCTAATAGATGGAGAACATACAGTAGAAGAAATTTGGACAGTAAGTTACAATAACACGTATATAAGAGGGGTTAGAGGCGGTAACATAAATTTAGTTAAATTTATGAAAATAAGCGATTACGCTTATTACTTAGAAGGAGCTTATGCTAATATAACAAACTGTTCTTTTTACAAATGTAATAAATGTATGAGATTAACCCAAGATAACGTAGTAAACAATATCAAGGTGTTTTATTGTAATTACTTTGCTTCTCTAAATGCTTTAAATATATTGACTAATTGTAGAATTGATTCGTGTAAGTATGATGGTATATTAATATACTATAGAGGCAATACTGTCAATAATGTAGTGTTCGATTTTATATATCAGCGATCTTTTGTACTAAATCCAGGAGCAAATCATAATAATATTAACTTTACTACGTTGAGATCTGGAATTGGTTCTTATAAAAAAGATTATAGTGATAAAAATTCAAAGTACTATACAATATATATGCAGGGTGAGTGTAATGCATGTGATATAAATCTTAATATAACTTCTAATAATATTTTAGATTCTACGACAGAAAATATAAATTTTATAGCTAGAGGAATTCGGTTAGATCAAAACTTTTCAGGAGTAAACAATAAGTTTAATATTAATAGAGAAGATATAAATCTAATCTCATCTATCAGAAATAATACATTAGTAAAAGATATAGTAAAATATATTGACTATGAGGACATCCCAACACTAAATATGGTAGCTAATTTAGGGGGTGTATTTATAGAATATATAAAAGGGAAACCTGTAATTTCTGGAGACATGTATGTATCTAAAATGGGTACTACTTAGGAAAGACCCGCTAATATTATAAATAAAGGATTTCAATATTTTGATACTACTATAAACAAACCAATTTATTGGGATGGCTCTAAATGGATAGATGCTACAGGAGCTACTGTATAACAATAAAATAATTAAGATATGGCATAGTATGCAACTAAAGATGAATTAAACGAACTCACTGGACTAGTAAGAACATTATAGGGCAATATAAAAACTCTAGATACTAGTGTTGGTGAGCTCGATACATTAGTTGAAAGAATTAATCATTTAGCTACTCTTAAGGATGTTACTATTACTTATATTACAGAAGGAGATTTACTGTAGTATGCTAGTGATGGTACATGGCACAATATCCAACCATCAGCATTAGGTATTGGCGGTGGTGAAGGTGGAGGTGTAGTAGATACTTCTGTAGTAAAAGCTTTGATTAAATCTGAAGGTAGTAAGCTGTTTATAAGTAAACTATATGATGATGTATCTTCAGGTATAATTACTTTCAACGGTGGTTTAAGAAGTAATAAAATGACTTATCTAAATCAAGGAGTTTAGATGGGTACTTTTATTACTGGTATGATTGGTGGTACTGGTGCTCAAATAGATAAAGACGGTAGAGGAGAAATGACTAGTCTTATCCTTAGAGAGTTCTTAGAAGTACCGGAATTGAGATTTAATAAAATAGATGTAGTAAGTGGTGAACTATGGAATTCAATAGCATTTGGTACTATTGAAGATGTAGACTTAGTTAATCAAATAGTTACATTGAAATTAGAAGAAGGTGAATATAGTGGTATACATGTAAATGATATATGTAGAGGTATATTCCATAATTTTGATGGAGTTAATAATACTGAAACTGGTACTGACGATTGTGGGTTTGATAAAGTACAAGGATTCTCTACAGCTTATTTTACACCTATAGAAGTACTAGATGCTAGAGGTAAACAGTTTAGGTATTCATTAAAACAAGGTACTACACAGCATCCTTGTAAGGCAATGAAGTTTGCCGTTTATGGTAACTTTACTGATGAAACTAGAAGATCTAGTGCTTATGCTACTCGTACATATAAACGATATTTAAAAGGTGTAAATACTTGGGCTCTTAACTATACTAACATAGCTTCACAGTTTGGTAACTTAAACGGTCTTACTATACCAGGAGCTCCTAATAATGGTCAATTACAAGGTGATGGCGCATACTTGACTAATGTCTATATGACTGGTTCTATCATCGAGTTTACACCAGAATAGTTAGATCAATTACATGGACAAGACGCTTACGCTGTTTCACTTAGTAGTGAGTTTGGTACAGTAATTGTAGATAATGAATTTAATATCATTGAAGATTATAACCAAACCAAATCTCTTACTTTTGCTGTATAGGCTTGGAAAGGTAAAACAGAACTAACATATAGTACAGTATATAATGAAGGAAGTTACTTTGTAGAGTATACTCCAACAGGTGTAGAATGTACTATGCAAGATGGTGTATTCAAAGTAACTAAGATAACTAATATCAATGATATGCGTATTGATTTAGTTATTAATTGTGAAGGAGCTATATCAGTAAATAGAAGATATAATATGAGCTACCAACTTGAAGCTAACGGATTGTGGGTAACTTATAATGATAATGATGCTACACCAGATAGACCTGTTGGTGATGGTACTTCTTACGGATGGCATAGAAACTATACAGCTTCAGCAATTTGGATGTCTACTAAAAGTTCTCGTAAAGTAGATGAAGGAGAGTGGGGAGATCCTAACAGATTTCGTGGCGCTTCAGTAGAAGGTTCAGATGGTCAATACACAGTATTCTGTTATACTAATTCTAGTGTACAACCACCTAAACCTACTAGTTCACAAATACCTCCTGTAGATGATAACTACACCTGGTATATGTACCCACCTAAAAGAGAGAATAAAGAAGTATTTACTTGGATGATTCAAGCCACTGTATATCCAGATAAATCACTATCTGGTTGGACAGATCCTATTAGACTTACTGGTGAAACTGGTGAAGATGGATCTGATGGTACTAAACTTGAATTTATTTATCAAGTAACTAGTGTTAATGAAGCTCCAGATAAACCAGATACATCTCAACAAGACGATTACATACCATTTGGTTGGTCAGATAGTCCTCAAGGAGTATCTAAAGAGAAAATGTACGAATGGGTATCACAACGTGAAAAGAAGTCTGCTAAAATTGGAGAAGGTGTATGGGGAGAATTTACACAACCAGTTTTGTGGTCTAAGTGGGGTGAAAAAGGTATGGATGGCGATGGGTATGAATATATATTTACTCGTACTGCTGACGTTGATAGAGTACCACAAACTCCTTCATCTATTCAATAGAATGACTATATTCCTACTATATCTAACGGTGGTTCTAAAGACTATAACTGGTCTGATGATCCAAAGGGAGTAAATGAAGACTATAAAGCAGAATGGACTTGTAAACGTGTACGTACAGATGGAGTATGGTCTAACTTTAGTACACCAGCACTATGGTCTAATTGGGGTGAACAAGGTTTATCAGGTGGTCATTATCAATATAGATGGAAAGTGTCTGCTACTAAACCTGCTATTCCAACAGATACAGCTGCTTCAGGTTGGACTACTGATAGTGAGATAGTTCCACCAGAAGGACAATATGTTTGGTAGATTCAACGATTTGCTAATCCAGATGGTACTTTAACAGCATGGTCTAACCTTATACGTCTTACTGGTGCTGACGGTGAAGATGGTAAAGATGGTAACAGCATTGAATTTATTTATACTAGAAATGCTGATGGTAAAACTCCTAGTACTCCTGCTAGTGTAAATCAAGCTGGTCATATACCTAGTGGTTGGTCTAATCATCCTCAGGGTGTAACTGCATCTTTAGTATATGAATGGGTATCTCAGAGATACTTAGATAAGGCTACTCAAGTATGGGGTAACTGGTCTACCCCTGGTATATGGTCTAGATATGCTGAAAGAGGTAAAGATGGTGATGGATATGAGTACATCTATAAGAGATTCTCTAACTATGTTGGTGGAGATAGTTTAGGTCCTGGTGGTTCTAATTACCCACCTGCAAATGTGGATTCCAGTGAATATCAAGTTGATGATTATGTACCTAGTGGATGGGATGATAATCCAGTTGGACCTACTGAATCTATACCTTATGAATATGTTTGGACTAGAAAGAAAGAGAATAGTAAATGGCAAGCTTGGAAAACTGGAGCACTATGGGCTAAATGGTCTAAGGATGGTGAGCCAGGTAGACCAGGTCAAGATGGTAAACCAGGTGAACCTGGAGAACCAGGTAAGCCAGGATCTAATGGTTATAGTATAACTGTTAATGGTTGTCCTTCTGCCATTAGATCTTCAGAGGGATTCCTACAAACTACAAATGTAAAATTAAGTGCCATAAAAGTTAGAGTTGATGATAGTGCTACTAGTTCTGTATCAGGATATTGGAAAAGCTATTATTTAAACAGTTCTGGTTCATGGCAATAGATCAACAGTACATCTGGCACTACGTTTACTTCTACATGGAATTCATCACTATCTACTACAAAGTTCTGGTTTGGATTTACTACAGATAGTGGAGATTACGGTTCGTTAAGTCCTACTAGTCAATATAAAGTATGGTCAGCTGAAGTTCCAGTAGTATTTGATGGAGATGTATCTGATATAGATGAAACTTATACTATCATGAGAGATAGAGGTCAATGGAGATCTGGAGTACAATACTATCATGATAAAGCATCAAATGCAATAAAAGGTCAAGATGTATCTAGTGTAACTAATTATTACTTACAGTCAACAGATCAAAGTGTGTCTTATGATACCACTAATTGGTCTACTAATGTACCTACAGGTACTTACTCTCAAGGTAAACTGTATTCTTATAGTAAGATAACATATTCAGATGGTACTATTACCAAAACAATACCTGAAGTATTATTAACATATTCTAATTCTAGAGTAACATCTGTTACACAATACTTTGCAAATTCAACTAATACATCTGTTCCTAGTGAAGGTTGGTCTACTAATAAGCCCGCATTAAACAAAGATAAACCTTATTTGTTTAGATACTTTACTGTTAATTATGTTAATAGTAATTCTCAATCTACTAGTACTAATTCTACTAAGAAAGCAATAGCTAGATATTAGAATGATTATACTTAGTATTAGAACTATAATAATTTAACTATTATAGATTATGTAGTATATCAAGGTAATGTGTACTTAGCTAAACGGAATAATACTAGTTAGACACCTAGTATGACTAGTAGTTATTGGAATATATCTTCTAAGCAAGAAATACTAACAGTAAATAACTTACTAGCTAATAATGCTAAATTAGGTGACTTTAACTTTAGTGGAAGTGTATTTACTTCTAATAATGGTAAACTGTCAATGAATAGTAACACTGGCAGATTTGTTTGTACAGATGCTAGTATTTAGGGTAGTATTACTGCAACATCAGGTACATTTACTAATGGTACATTTACTAACTGTACTACTAATAGTTTAACTATTACTGGTGGAAATATTACTATGACAGGTCAGTTTGTTGATAAAGCTATAGGTAATGATACTACTACTAGAACTTTTGATACAAAAAGTACATTAAATAAAGAAGGACTTAGAGTAGTAATACAAAGACCTACAAACGATGGATCTGGTATTATATCAAATTTTGGTGGATACGTTAAAAGTCTTCCTGTAACAGATTATTTATATAAGAATCATATGTGTGGAGTTTAGATAAACTCTTTACAAGAGTATTATATTCCACTATCTATTGATGCTTCCAGTAATTCAAATCCTGCTATGTATATAGATAGAGGATATATACAAGGCTTAAGATTAAAAACTACATAGATGAGCGCATCACACGAAACAGCTGATGCATACGGGTCTTACGTTATACGAGTACAAAAAAATGGAGTTGTTATCAGTTTATCTAATACTGCTGGAGAGGGAACTATGATATTTGTAAAAGGAGCATATGATTTTACTGTAAGACCATCTTCTGGTACACTGTGGCATTCTGATGGTAATTCATCTGGTAGTTTGACATGTCGCGCTGGACATTCTTACATTTTTATAAAAGGAACAGGAGGTCAATGGTGGGAATTCTATTGTTCTCCAGGATCATAAAATTAAATAAAGAAACGTATGAAAATAAATTTTAAAGAATTCAAAGTATATACTAATTTAGCTAAAAGCGATAGTCAATTAATAAACATAGTTACTGAATTAGCTGATGGTATATATAAGACAGCTCAGGGTATTGCTGGGCATTCCTTAGCACTTAAGATATATAATTCAAAAGGGGAAGAAGAGTATACAGAAGAAGAGTTTTCTATTATACAGAATTATGCTAATCAATACGGTACTCCTTTCTTTATAGATGCTTTAAACAGTATTAAGAATGAACAATCAATTACACAATCAGATCAAACAGCTGAGTGATAGAGAACTACTAGAGGGCATCTATTAGATGCTCCTAGTAGTAATGTAGGAACAATTAATCAGCGATAGTAAATAGTTAGGTATAAATGTTATAGCTGATTTATTAGTAGATAATATGTATAGAAATAGAGAAAGAAATGAAAATAATAACAATGCACCATATATTAGGCAATAAAGTATTAGAATATGATGTTGATGATAGAGGAGTAATCGTAGATGAAAGAGAAATTGATAGAACCGTCAATCATAAACCTAATATAGCTGATTGGGTGAAAGAACACATGGTGTTCTGGTACGATATGTCAAAGCCTGCGGATACATACAGCCAAAACTTTAATGATTGGAGATCACATCCATCTGTAAATGCTGATATAATTATAACAAGCACCTCATTTGTCATAACTAGATTTGCTACACTGAACGATACGGTAAAGTGCTACATTCCTGACCAAACAAAAAATTTCCCGGGAATGAAAGTGGAAGTGAAAGGTATAGTTGACGGTCAGGAATTATACTGGGGATATAGTGCTAATATGAAATTAGTTAATATTACATCAGACGGAACCTATGATATTCCGCCATTGGAAACTGTAAATGGTAATCTGTCATTCAGAAACGGCAACATAGTTGGTGCTTGTAACATTACCATTACCCAGCTACCGTCAGGACAATCCGTTCCCACAAACGAAATACTAAAAGCCAATCCATACCTGCAAGACCATAGCGGAAACAACAGACCGCTGAAACTTAACAATTTCCTGTTCGCTGCAATGAGCGGTGTGGGAGGGTATGATATTGCTAGCACTAATATTCTACCCAATAGAGCAAATGTTACTGTTACAGATAACAGAATTATTCATATTACTAAAAAACTATCCACTACGGATAACATGGTAAACATAGTTCCGGCAAACTCTAACCCAACGCATAAGTTTAAGATTACAGGTCTTTCTGATGGCAGACAAGTTAGTTTGGTAAACAGAAATGGCGGATTTTATACTTTTGACAACGGGGAACATGAGGTGACATTAACCTATCCCGAAGGAACCACTTCATTGTATAACGCCATAGGAGTTACAGGAAGTACAGGAGATATGGATGTAACAATAGAGTTTATACCTAGATATCCCAACGCCCTAGTAACTGATGGGGTAGATGATTACGGTGTTGTAGAGAACTTTAAATCCTGCAAAAATTATATGATGTTCTTCCAATGTGCCATCATAAGACCTGCCACTTCAAAAGGTATGTTCTCGACAACTCCGATAGAGGGTAATATTAAAGGATGGATGTTATTGCAAGGAAACAGTGCAAATGAGGTAAGGTTCGGTAACAACGTTTATAAAAACTTTAATGTTACGTCTAGTATAGGGGATAAAATCAGTTATGTCCTCTCGGCAAACAATGAATTAATGACTTGCTATGTAGGTGAAGAGAAGGCAACTTTAGCAGGAACTTACAAGCAAACTGGTGCAAATATGTCATTATTCTTGTCGGATAACAACAATAAGACTAGGTTTGGCTCTATGGCGTTTTATAAATCTATCTTGTTCGATTCAGTTCCCACCAAGGAAACTGACGGATTCACCGAGCAGGATTTGATTAATTATGTATTTGAAAATTTGATAACAAAATGAGATACGTTATAGTAACAATAGAATGGTGTATGGAACATGGAATTGTTCCGCCCATCCACGCAAGAAGAAGTGTTGACGGAACAATGATTCTGTTACACGAAGATTTTGTCGCACCTGTATTGGGAGAGGAAGAAATTTCTTCCTACCTTTACGACAGTAATGAGTTAAGTGAAATTTTAAATAGCGAAGTATGGACAGAAATGAATTAATAGATAAATTAAAACCTTATTTTAAAATATAGGAATTAGTGTGTCCTCATTGCTATTCTAAATTTGGTGAAACTTCTTGGTAGTTTATAAGTACTGAATTACTTAGTACTTTGTATGTATTACGTACTAAGATATTCAATAAACCTATTACTATTAATACTTGGAAAGCTGGTGGACAATTCTCATAGAGAGGATTACGTTGCAATATGTGTTAGTTAGTAAAGAGTAAAAGTAGTATTTACTTATCTGCACACTGTTTAGGTAAAGCAATAGATTTTAATATAAAGGATTTAGATAGTAATACAGTGAATAATATAGTAAGATAGAATGCTGAATTATTTGAATATCCTATTAGATTAGAAGCTAATACAGACGGGTGGAGTCACATTGATTGTTACGTACCTAAGGACTCTTCTAAGAAGCTTTTAGAGTTTAATGGATGAGTTGTTCATTTAATAAAGAAAATGGCTTAAAACGCCTTAAAATGCGTTATGGAAAAAGAAACTATTTTATATAATATATTATATGTGGATAATAAAGCAAGAACAATTATTCCTGAAGTAGTTAATGCTTGGAATCTTACTCCACATAGATTTATTAAGTCTGGTGAAACTGTATCTATTGATATTAATCGTACTCTGTATATTATAAAAGGATTTAGTTCATCAGATTATGTGCACATAGATGTAAAGTAGGATAGAATAGATATTACATTAGATCCTAATGATACTAATGCTACTAGATAGGCTAGAGTATCTTTAAATATAAGTGATCCTACTGGAACTCATAAGTTATTACAGTTTGTAATACATTAGAATTAATAATTAAAATATACGTATATGACAAGAATAACAAGAAGCTATATAGCTCCAAATCCTAAAGAGTTTGATTACTGGGTTGACTTAGCAGCAGATCCAAAAGGTAATGTAATTAAGTATTATGCAGGTAGTAGCAAATGGCTACCAATAAATGATGATACAGATAATGATCAGAGTGCTAAGATTGCTGCACTTGAATCAGGTAAAGTAGATAAGGTAGAAGGAAAAGAACTATCCAGTAATGACTTTACTGATGCATATAAAACTAAACTGGATGGTATTGCTGCACAAGCAAATAAATATGTTTTACCAACAGCTACAGCTGAAACTATTGGTGGAGTAAAAGTAGGAGCAAATATTTCTTATAGTAATGGTACAATTAGTCTTAGTAAAGCTAATGTGACTAGTGCATTAGGATATACACCTCCTACAGCAGATACTAAAGTGACTATAAATAACACTTTAACAAGTACTAGTACTACAGAAGCTTTAGCTGCTGCTCAAGGCAAAGCTTTAAAAGATTTAATTGACGCATTAACTACAAGAGTTGCTGCATTAGAAACTCCAGCAGCTTAATATAACAAATACATATGGTAACGAATAGGATAATATTTTTTGCAACGTCTGTTCAACCTAATCCAGAAGAAATAGACTATTGGGTTGACTTATCTGATAATCCTTATGGTGGTAGCATTAAATATTTCAATGGAACCGAATGGGTAAGACTAGCTGCCTCTGGAGGTGTACCTGACCTTAACAACTACTATACTAAAACATAGGTAAACAAATTGCTTAATGATAAAGCAAACATTGGTGATGTAGATAGTAAAGTAGATGATGAAGAGGTAAAAGATGTAATAAAAGATATACAGTTTAATACTTCAAATCCTAATGGCATTACTATGGTAATGTTTAAGTATGATGGAAGTAATAAAACTGTTTCAATACCAGTAGCCTCTACAAGTTCTGCTGGTATCATTACATCTAAAGATTTCTTAGACTTTGTTAAGCAGCATCAGTTATAGGAACTTCATACTGAGATGATTGATACCTTTGCTGATATACGTGCAAAGTATTAGAAGAAACTCATTGCTGGTTTAAACATTGAAATTGATCAAGAAACTAATGTGATTAGTGCTTCTGGTGATCTAGCTGTACAATGGGATAATATTACTAATAAACCAGATTTTAAACCAGTAGCTACATCTGGTGATTATAATGACTTGATTAATAAGTTAAAACCAGGTAAAGATGTTAGTATTAGTGAAGATAATGTGATTAGTATTGCTATTGATTCAGATTCATTAGAATAGTCTTTAGCTACTTTACAAAGTAATATAGATAAAGAAGCTGCTACTGCTCGTGCTGCTGAAACTAAATTAGGCAATGATATAGCTACTGAGAAGAATAGAGCTGAATCTGCCGAATAGACTATTAGTACTAACTTACAGAATGAAATTGATAGATCTACTCAGATAGATACTCAACATACTAATGCTATAAACAAAGAAGTACAAGATAGAAAAGAAGCTATTGCTACAGAAGTTAGTGATAGAAATGCAGCTATCTTAGTAGAAACTAATAGAGCTAAGGCTAAAGAAGAAGAACTTGATAATAAGATTACAGATCATACTGCTGCAACTAATGCTGCATTAGCATTAAAAGCAGATAAGTCTGATACTTATACTAAAGCACAAGTAGATGCTAAACTATCTGGTGCTTATAAAGTAAAAGGATCTAGTACATTTGAAGCTCTACCTAAAGACAACAATGTAGTTGGTGATGTATATAATATTACTAATGCGTTTAATTTAGGTGGTAAGCATTATGATGCTGGTACTAATGTAGTATGGACTGAAGAAGGTTGGGATGCTTTATCAGGTTCATTTGATACTACTGCTATTGAAAGTAGTATTCAAGAAGTAGCTGATGATTTAGCTCAAGAGATACTTGATAGAACTCAAGCTGATACTACTATTAATAACAATGTATCTTCACTTACTAATAGAGTAAAAGTAAATGAAGATAAACTTACTATTATTAATGGTAATGAATCTACTACTGGTTCTATAGCTAATGCTATTAAACAGGCTAAATCATATACAGATACAACTGTAACAGCTGAATAGACTAGAGCAGAGAAAGCAGAATAGAAACTAACTAGTGATTTAGCTAGTGAAGTAACTAGAGCTAAAGGTGCTGAGTCTGCTAATGCTACAGCTATAGCAAATGAAGTAGAAAGAGCTACTGGTGTAGAAGAGACATTGAATAGTAATATTACTCAACTGTAGGCTCAAAAAGTAGATAAAGTTGAAGGTAAAGGTCTTAGTACTAATGATTATACTACTCCTGAAAAGAATAAACTAGCTGCTATTGAAGCTGAAGCTAATAAGTATGTATTACCTGCTGCTACAGCTAGTGCATTAGGTGGTGTTAAAATAGGTAGTAATATAACATTAGCAAATGGTGGTACTATTAGTATAACTAAGGCTAATGTAACTAGTGCATTAGGTGTAGATCCTACTACTACTTATGTAAAGAAAGCTGGTGATACTATGACTGGTATACTAAATATTAAGAATTCAGAAGGAGCTCAATTAGAATTATTCAGTACTGCATCTGACGGTGGTGCGTATATGAGATTCTATCCTAACAATTAGACAGATAATAAATGGTATCTTGGTGTTGGAACTAATTAGACTCTCAACCTTGGTTATAATACTGTTACTAAAGCTTCATTTGGAGATGGATAGTTATCATTAACAACTAGTGCTAATCTAGCCCCTATTAAAACTAATTCTACTACTCTATGTACTAATCTGAATGCAGATATGGTAGATGGATACCACAGTGAGCATTTTTCTTAGAATAAATCTAACAAGTCGTTACAAACTAGTTCAGATAAAGATACATATTTTAAAATAATAGAATTGACTAGAAATACTACTACTACAGATAGTATATACATTAAATATGGTATTACAGTTAGAGCTGTTTCTGCTATTGATTATAGTAACACAACTTTGTATGGAGATATTGAAATATTTGGTTCGTTTTCTCCAACAGTTGTTAATTATAAAGTTAGATGCAGTTCTGATTTTATTAATAAAGGTAGACTCAGAGCTTATGTTAATGGAGATAATTTACAAATATGGTACGTTGGGTATATTTGGGAAAATGTAGCTACGTATAAAAGAATAGAAAGGAATATTAATCACTTTACTGTAAACTATAATATAGAACTAACATCGACACTTCCTAATATAGATACTATTCCTATAGAAGGAACTCAACCAGAAGACTGGTATGGTGTATCATGGTCAGAAACATCTTCTAATCCAGATTGTACCCGTATTGGTAATATGGATATGCATATATCATTGCCTATATAGAGTATGATGAAACCATTTGATATTACTAATATTAAAGACACCGTTCCAGAAATTATATTGCCTATAGATGACTAGTTTTAGAAAACATCGTATGCAAACGCCAATAATAATTAGTGGTCTATTGTTAGTACAGATTCAGATAATATAATGATTAGAATACCAGAATTTTGGTATACTGATGATTACGTTCCAGGTACAAAAACACATAATTTGAAATTATGTCCTCACGCTAAACCAGGATGGTATCATCATAAAGAAGCATATGTTAGCGCATATGAAGTGTATAAAAGTGGCGATAAATTAGTTAGTGTAAAATGTCAACTACCTACTGTTAACTTCAATAGAACTAATGGCAGAACTTGGGCTAGAGCTAATGGATTTGATGGTGAAACTAAGTGGAATCTTTATACATATGAAGAACATAGAGCCATATGTCATTTGTTCTTAGTAGAGTATGCTACTAGAAATTCACAAAAGGCTGTTAATACTGAGCTAACTCCTGAAGGATTTAGACAAGGTGGATTGGGTTCTGGTTGTACTACAGGAACAGCAACTATCAACGGAGCTCAAACTTGGTCGTTTATGCCAACAGGAAGTTCTGATAGCTTAGGTAGTGGTTCTGGTGAAGTTACAGTAACTATACAATAGACTGATTAGTCTGGATCAAACACTTCTACTATTACACGTAAGTGTAACAGATATAGAGGAATTGAAAATCCATTTGGTCATGTATGGAAACATACAGATGATGTTATTAGCGTGTATAGTAATGGTTATAGAACTTGGTATAAATCTGTGAAACCAGATTAGTTTACAACTAATAAAAATGCTAGTTACAAATCTTTATGTGCTAGTACAATGGTCAGCAGTGGTTATAAAACTGAGATTAAGGCTACACCTACTTGTGATTTCTTTGCTGTGTCTGTTTCAGGTGGTTCAGAAACTACATACTGGTGTGATTATAACTGGGATAATACTGATGCTTCAGAACATTGTTTGTTAATTGGTGGTAGCTCTGGCAATGGCGGCGCGGCGGGTCTATTCTCTCTTCGTTCCGATGCTGGGGTTGGTCCTTCCTCTGCTGATGTCGGTTCTCGATTAACATATCTCCCGTGGGCGGAGTAATGACTTAATTATGCAATACGGTATAGTTAAGTAATACCCACAGGTTGCTTCTCTAGAATTAGAACGAGTATGCATTATTAGTTTTAAGTAAAAAAGTAGTAACTCTGACAATAGCAGCAAAGCAGGTCTATTCAATCTTAATTCCAATAATGAGGTTAGTAATTCCAATGCTAATATCAGTTCAATGAAATTGCGTATCATAATATTTTCAGTTTATCATATAATAGCCAACTACTGAGAAGGACCTTACCACTTGGTAAAAAATATAAATAATTTATTAAGGGTTAGTAGTGAAATATCGAAAGCTCTTTGTAATTTCAGACTATGAAAAAATTTAAGAATTTATATTAGAAGATAACAGATTTAGATAATATAAAACTAGCTCATCATAATGCTAGAAAGAATAAAACTCATAGAGACGATGTAAAGAAAGTAGATGCAGACATAGAAGGATTTTGTAAGTAGATACAGGATATGTTGGTTAATCATACTTATAAAACTTCCGAATATTTTACTTTTAAGTTATATGAACCTAAAGAAAGAATAATATTTAAATTGCCTTACTTTCCAGATCGTATAGTACATCACGCTATTATGAACATAATGGAACCTTTGTGGATTAATTAGATGATACCTTAGACTTATAGTTGTATTAAGAAAAGAGGTATTCACAAAGTTCTTAAATAGATATAGCATGATCTAAAAGATAGAGATAATACTAAATACTGTCTTAAAATAGATGTTAGAAAGTTTTATCCTTCAGTAGATCATGATATATTAAAACAAATAATTAGAATAAAAGTTGCAGATAGAGAACTGTTATAGTTACTAGATGAAATAATAGATTCTTCAGAAGGAGTACCTATTGGTAATTACTTATCTTAGTTCTTTGCTAATCTATATCTATCTTACTTTGATCACTGGGTTAAAGAAGATAAAAACATAAAGTATTATTATAGATATGCAGATGATATAGTAATACTTTATAAAGATAAAGAGTCTTTGTAGACATTACTTAGAGATATAAAGTAGTATTTAAAAGATAACTTAAAACTATAGTTAAAGAACAACTATTAGGTATTCCCAGTAGAAAGTAGAAGTATAGATTTTGTTGGATATAAAATATATCATAACTTTACTTTAGTTAGAAAGGCATTAAAGAAAAGATATTGTAAGAAGAATGCTAAACTGAATAAAAGAAGTACTAACTACAAATATTATAGAAGAAAAATGGCTAGCTATATAGGATGGTTTAAACATGCTAACTGTTATTCTTTACTTACTAAAACTATTAAACATAAAGAGCTATTAGATTACCTGGATATACGTAAAGGAAATAGAACATACGCATAATGAGTACGTTATAGTTATATAATCGCAGAGACTTTAACATATGCTAGCAGTAATAAATATTGACTAGCATTTTTATTTCAGATAAAATTATTTTAAGTTGTGTTGAGTAGAAGTTTATATATAATGAATCTTGCAAGACGTATATTTGCTAATGGATATCAATCTATAGTAGGTTGGTTAACAGGTATGGCAACTATACTAGCACCAGCTGCACCATTAATAGGTGTGTCATTTCTATTCATAATATTAGACTTAATCTATGGGTATAAAGTATGTAGACAAGTAACTCACAAGAATTATTTTGAATCTGGCAAGTTTTGGTCTACTATTGAGAAACTAGGATTTGCAGCTATAATGATAGCTGGATTTACTTTATTAGATAAGTTTATATTTATGACATATGCCGATCTGGTGTTAGCTAAAGTTGCAGCAGGAGCAGTATGTTTTGCAGAAATAATATCATTATTAGAATCTAGGAAAGCATTAAAACCTAATTCATTAGTTACAAGACTCTTCACAAAGATTATAAAGTCGAAAGCAGAAAAATATTTAGATGTAGATATAACAGACATCTTAGAAGAACAAAATACTATTACAAATGATACCAATACTGATAAGTCTAGCAAAAAGATTAACAAGTAACATTATCGGTTGGTTTAAAAGAAATTACAAAGCAATGGCAGTGATTATCATTACGATTCTCGCTGCCATTTGTTTTTATTAGAATAACTAGCTAGATAAGAAGAATAAAGAAATAGATAAAGTAACTAATAACTATCTTTACTATGAATAGCTAGCAACATAGTAGAAGAATGATAATAGAGTGTTATAGCTTACTCTAGATGAATTTAAAGAAACCAAAGATAGCTTGATACAAGAAGTACATGCTACAGTAAAGAAATTAAAAATCAAAGAGAAGGAGTTGAAATAGGTACAGATATAGGAGTAGAAAGTAGTACATGATACTACTATAGTAGTTAGATCAACTGACTTTAAAGTGGAAATCAAACCAAATAATTTGACATCAATCGTAATAAATAAAAGAGATACGCTCCTAACACATAGTATCGACATTCGCAATACTCAATCACTATTTATTAAATCTAAGAAAGAATATAAGCGTAATTATAAGAATTGGTTCTAGCGACTCCTTCACTTTGATTTTAAAAAACGAACTATTTATAAGTACCAAATTGATAACAGTAACAAGTTAATCAATGTAGAAAATACTAGAATAATAGATTTATCAAAATGAACTTTATAAGTCGAATAATTAAATCAATTAATGCAATGAGAGAAAGACTGAAAATAGAGCGTCATGAGGCTATGTATGGTCCACACTTCAATGAAGAATGTGCACTAAAAGCAGTCTCTAAGATGGAAAACGAAGATGGCTCTCGTGGAGAACATTGGAGTTTAGAAGAAACTACTTCAATCGCTAACCAGTACGGAATCAATCTGAAAGGTGAGAAATACAACAAGTATGATTGGTACGTTGCTCTCAACATGATACGTTCAGACTATTATCGTGCAGTTGTTACTATGACAAGCAGTGATCACATTAAGTACTTTGTAGAACTAGCAAAAGCTTGGTTAAATGACAAAGACATAGAAGAAGGAAAGATGTGGTATTACTATTGCTATATCATGTGTGATAAATTGCGCAAAGAAGCTAAGACGATGTTAATGCTTGAAGATGATGAAGATGAAGAGCGTGAGTATCGTTATGCTCGTGGTGGTAGAGGACGTGGAAGAGGTAGAGGAGGAAGAATGACTCGCTACGGTTATGACTATGACGAAGACGATGAATATTTAGATCGTGAACGTGAAGAGGAAAGAATGCATAGATATGAACCTATGTATGAAAGAAGAATATCAAGATATTAATTTAATCAAAATTTATGAGAACTATGTACGAACCTGAAAAAATTTTAGTACAAAACGCTGGTATAGATCCAGGTGTAGCTGCACTTTTGCAGAATGCAAACAAAGGTAATATGGACCCTGCTGCTCTTATGGCTATGATGAACAACGGCGGTTTCGGTGGAAACGGCGGTTGGTGGTGGATTTGGATCATCCTAATCTTCTTCTGCTGGGGCGGTTTTGGAGGTAACGGTTTTGGTAGAGGTAGTGATGATGCTAGTCGTCTTGCTTCTCAGTTGAATACCGATACTAATACAAGTCTGTTAATGCAGGCTATTCAAGGTAACAAAGATGCTATCAGTTCTTTGTCTAATACTTTAAATTGTGATATTAATGCTGTACAGACAGCTTTGAATACTATTAATACTAGCGTAAGTCAGATTGCTTGTGATACTAAATTGGCTAGCTGTGAAGTAATTAATGCTATTACTTCTGGTAATGCTAACTTAGCTTCTCAATTGGCTAACTGCTGCTGCCAGACTCAACGTTCAATTGACTCTGTTAATTTGAACTTGACTCAAATGAGTGCTGATAATAAACTGTCTATCTGTCAGCAAACTAATACTTTGCAGAATGCAATCACTGGTGGTTTCAATAACTTGTTAACAGATAATACTAATAAATTTAATGTAATTGGTGCTAAGATAGATGCACAAACTCAAATGATTAACGATAAGTTCTGTCAACTTGAGATGCGTGAAATGCAGAATAAGATTGACACATTGCGTGCTGAGAAGTCAGCTCTTGAATTAGGTCTATCTCAATCTGCTCAAACTGCTAATATCGTAAATCAGTTGCGTCCTTGTCCAGTACCTGCTTACTTAACTTGTAACCCATTCGGATGTAACGGTGGATTCACTGGTTACGGATACGGATATAACGACGGTTGCGGTTGTGGTTGCTAATAAGAAAGGAGGTAATCATGTTTAATCCTTTCTTTAATCCTTATCGTGTAAGACGTATTGACCAAGGTGGTATACCTACATTAGATACTATATTCTCTAATGTAGATACTACTAACAATACTGTTACTTATGGAATATGTCCATTTCAATGGAGACAATTGCCATGCAGAGGTTTAATATTATTAAATATTAATCATACTGCTACTGGTGCAACAGAAGGATCACTAGTATCTGTAGCTACTTCTGTTAGTTCTAGTTAGGTATCATCTAATCCAACTAGTGTAAATACTAATAGTGGTAAAGCATTACTAAATGGATCTGGTGATTAGATGCCGACAGAAGAAATTTCAACTGGTAATAAATATCTAATATACTATGATAAACGTACTGGAGTATTTCAGACTATAAATCATATTGTAGCACCAGCTGCTTAATAAAAAACTTAGGGCTACTGTAAAAGGTAGCCCTACTAAAACCAATTCAATTATGTTATTTAGTCAATTAAAAATAGGAGATCACGTGCACGTATTAGAAGTTCTAGGAACATTTAAAAAGACTACTGTTTATAGTCTTGGTTCCATTACTTAGGTTTCAAATCCTTATGATGAGGCTTTACCTCAAGGTTAGTTTCCAATACCAGGATAGAACAGACGTAAATTAGTCGATGTATTTATTAGTTGTAATGGAGAATCTAAGAAACTATCAGTACCAGCTGAACGTTCAATAATCAACGATACTTCTATAGGACTTACTGTTGCTACCAACAAAGAAGAAATAGCTAATATGGTTAGATAGAACTACAACGAATTCAAAGCTAAAAAAGAAGCAGCAAGTAAGTACGATGAAGAAATGGAGAAGTGTAAAGATATTCTAGATCAACTAGAAGCGCAAGTAGAAATTCCTACAGTAACTAATACTGTTGATAATAGTAAAGAAATAAATGATTTAAAGAATGATGTAGCTGATATTAGGAAGATGATAGAAGATGCTAAGAAGATGTTTATGGGAGGGTTCCCAAAACCACCAATGCCACCTATGCCTAATGTACCAGCTCCAATGAAATAATACTCGGCAACGCTCACAACGTTCGCTCACCTCTACGAGGCTCGCTCACTGTATAGTGGACGAGCTTTTGTTGTTTATGTATGTTAATAATATTTCCTCGCTTCGCTCAGAGTTCCTTCGCTTCGCTCGGAAAATTATTATAAAGCTTTTTAAGAAAGGCTATTAGTTTCTGTTAAGGAGTGTATCTAAGATACTATAAAAATTTACAGTAAGTCTTAAAATGCGTTTTATGACTATTATAATTATAATTTAAATATATAGATATGACATTAAATGAGCTCATTGATGATATTCTATTAGAAGCTAGAAACAACTAGATTACTGAGAGCGAAAAGCTCAGTAGATACTAGATAGAATTGTGGATTAAAACATATCGAGCTTACCTATTAAAACAGAAGTTAGATAAGGGAGAGCAATTAGACTAGATCTTCTATTAGACTATACGCATGCATTTGGATAAAATAGAAGAAGATCCAGGTCATGCAGAATACCAAGGAGATAAAGAATTACCGACTTTACTTGGTACTAAACTTACTACTTCAGTAATAACAGTAAAAGATGCCTATGGTAATATTATTCAATTAGGTTCTGAAACTAAAATGAAATTCTAGAGATATAGAAAGTATACCTGTAAAGATTATATTGCATATGTTAAAGGTAATAGAATATATGTAGAAGGTGATGCTAACCAACTAGAATATATTGATGTAGAAATAATTGCTGAAGATCCTACTGAAGACAAACTGTGTTATGATCCAGATAAGGATGAATATCCATTACCAGCTTATATGTGGGGTACAGTTAAGTAGTTAATCTTTACTAAGGATTTCTTAACTATGAGATAGCAAGTATCTGATACTACTAATGATAGTAAAGATGATACTTAGAATGTGATGAATTAGAATGTTAATAGAAGTATAAGACGATGAATGAATTAAATAAATCAGCTAACAAAACGGTTTCTTATACTATACCTTCATTCTATAATCATTACTTAAGTAGTATAGAACCAGATACAGTATATGATATAGATTATACTACTTATAGAAAGATAGTAACAGACTATTTTTATCACTTAAGAGATTAGTTATTAGAAGAAAGTAAAGAAGTTAAATTACCTTATAGAATGGGTAGTATTCAAATAGTAAAGAAACAGCCTAAACATTTAGATGGTAGAAGTCTTAGAATAGATTATAAAGCTACTAAAGAGTTAGGTAAACTTACTTATTTACTTAACGAACACTCAGGATTTTATAAGTATAGACTTTATTGGAATAAATAGGACATGCTAGTGTCTAATAAGAGTAAGTATTAGATTGTACTTACTAGGGCTAATAAAAGACATCTAGCACAAATAATTAAACAGAATATTCACGATTACGAATAGCAGCCATGATATATAAAATGACAAGTAGTAAAGCCGTGATTGCTAAAGTAATTGCGGACTTAGGTTTAAATGAAACTGAAATACCTATTACAGATATACGTCAATGGATTGGAGAGGCTTTAATGAATATAGGTTCAGTTAATCAACTAGATCATAAAGTAGAAGTAATACCTATCAATGGTTATTAGGCTAAGTTACCATGTGATTTAGAAAGATTAAATAGTGTAGCTTACTCTACATGTGATTGTGGCGGTTGGATACCTATGAAGAAGAGTACAGGTACATTCAGTGTTTATGACAGAAAAGATAACTGTGATTGTTGTAATATGATTATACACGATGATGTATTAATACCATTAGTAAAGAACCTTCACAATATTACTAAAGATAAAGACGCATTAGAAATACTTAATAAAGATGCTAATACTAGATAGACGCTTAGCGCATTGATTAATAATTATACAGTTTGTAGCAAAAATGGTAGATTACAGCACACTAGTTTTAATGGTACTAATTTCAGTTATACGCCACAATATGATGTCAAACCAGGATATCTCATCTCAAATGTTCCAGAAGGATATGCAAAAATCTCATACCACGCTATCTATACTGATGAAGATGGTATGCCAATGATGCCAGATGTATAGTCATACTTTGAAGCTTGTTTCTGGTATTGTGCATAGAAAATTCTTTATATTAAATATATAAAAGGTGATGTACACAGATAGTTATGGTTAGATGCTAAGAACTCTTATAACTTCTATAGAAAGCAAGCTTATGCTGAATCATTAATGCCTAACCAAGATGAGTTAACTAATATCAAGTACACATGGAATACATTAGTTCCAGAAATGGATGAAGAGCGTATTTTCTTTAGTACTACTGGTGATAGACAAGAAATTTATAATTAGAATTAGAATTATAACAGATTATGGAGATAAATAGCCAAGTAAATACATTTATTGGTGGTATGAATATTGACAGTGATATTACTATGTTAGCTGACAACTAGTATAGATGGGCTGAGAATATTCGATTACTCACAGATAATGCTGGTACTACAGGTATTCTATAGAACATAGAAGATGTAAGATAGTACGAAGGTGGTATTGAAGCATCTGAAAATATACTTGGTACAGCAGTAACTAGATGGTACAATTCTACTAAGAAGATAGTAGAAGAATGTGGTATAGTAGTTACTATGGAATTGTATGAAGGTACTTATATTAATAATGTATGGGCTATAACTGATTTCAACAGTATTAAACCTACTTGGACTTTAGTAGTATCTGCTGTTATGAACTTAGTTAACAAAGTAGCTATAGTTACTAATTATGAGTCAGATAAAGTAAGCAAGATATATATATCTGATGGAACTTCTTCTATTAAATGCATTAATATATCTGCTCAATATAAGACAGATAAAACTAATCACATAGAAGATGATACTTACTTTGACCTATTACCTAGTTCTACTATTGCACCGTTTAAGTTTATTGAATTGACATCTGGTAATTTACCAGCTGGTATGATACAATATTGTTATCAGTTATTCAGTGTACATGGCGGAGAAACATCCACTTCTTCATTAAGTCCTATGATACCTATATCATCTAGTAATTCAAATTCATCTAAAACATTTAAAGGTGATAGACAAGGTGAGAGTACAGATAAAGGTTGCATGTTACAAGCTACTTTGTTCAATGATGGTAGATTTGAAAAGATAAGAATTATTAGTATTCAATATACTAGCAATACTCAAACTCCTAAGATATATGTAATTAATGAATTGGACTTACCTAAATCTGAGGATAATGTAATAACATTTAATTACAATGATGTTGGTAGTAGTTACGTTAACGAATTAAGTATAGAAGAATTTAACGATCTTGTCCCATTTGAATTTAATGCTAAAAGTATAGCAAAGATGGATAATAGATTGTTCGCTTCTAATGTGTAGGAATTAACTTGGGATGTAGATTATGACGCTAGAGCATATAGATGTAATAGCAACGGTATTATTAAATTAAACTCTAGTATAAGTAATCAAGATATTACTACTACTTTTCAAGAACTAACTAGTCCAGAAACAGATTTAATTATACCAGAAGAACACGATTGTATAAACCCAATGAATAGTTCAATGGTATATCCTAATAATTCAACAGATGAATATGCATTTGGATATGATGATAATGGAATTATTAGAGGTGGTAGAGGTTTAAATATTAGTTATAGATTTATTATAACAGATTTAATAGAGTCTGATAATACTCCAGTAGTTGATGATGAAGGTGATAAATTTGTACCATATAGTATGAGCTTATCATCATCTAAAAAGTCTTATAATACTATTAAGTTAATATGTCCTGAAACAAAAGAATTAGTACATACATTTAATAGTGATGGTAAATCTAGAATAAGAAACTATTGTGACCCTTATTACGTATCTAATTTCTTAAGTCATCAAAGAGATGAAGTATATAGATATGGTATAATATTATATAACAATAAGAATATACCTTCTCCTGTACATTGGATTGGAGATATTAGATTCCCTTCTGCTGATGTTGAAGGTTATGAACCTTTTACTTTTGGCGGAACTGTAGATGGATCTGGTAATTACGAATTAGTATCTCATCCACTTGGTATAATGTTCTATGTGAACAATCTTCCTACTGATGTAGTAGCCTATGAAATAGTAAGATGTGATAGAACATTAGCAGATAGAACAATAGTTACTTAGGGATTGCTAAACAGAACTATTAGATTCAATGGGTGGTATAATAATACTGAAGATTATAGAGCAGAATACTCTTTGGGTAGCATAGATAGAAGACCTACTATTATGCCTACTTTTAAAGAAGGTGTAGCTCCAGAATTTGTACAAGGGTTCTATAATTCAAGTAAGAATCTATTTGTACAACAAGATGCTTAGGATTAGAATCCGTTTGATACATATGGTATATTTGATTTAGTGACAGCTGATATATGTTTTAATAAAGAAAAATCAGATCAGATTGTTACTAGTGGTATGAGTATTGTGCCATTATATTGTGCACACTCTGCTACATACTGTAATGACGCTAACAATAAACATTATAGATTAGGTATACCGTTTACTAAAGTATTAGGAAAAAGCACTAATAATGTACAAAATCCATTTGGTGGACCTGTAGAATATTCTGAACATACTGGTAACAAACCTAGTGCTTCTTAGGGAGTATTTGATGGTTATGAACAAGATGGTGATATGGTAAGTGGTGGTATATGTAAATACTATCAATTCTTTGGTAAGAATTATGCTCACAAAGATAATTCTAATTTGCGTCAATCTTTCCCTATAAAAGATGTAACTAAGCCAACTAACATATCTCCATATCAAGAAGCATTTGATGCTAAACAAATAGTAGATTACATAGATAGATTTGGTTTTATAAATTATAGTATTGGTTCTAGAGAAGCTCTTGGTCCTCACGGAGTATGTTTGGCTATTAGTGCACCAGATGTATATGCTGGTAATTACACAGGAATTCGCACTACTCCTTTATTGAGAAAATATAGACACAATGCTGTATTATTCGTTAATATAAAGAAAAATACTACACAATACGGTGGTAATACTTTTATGAGTAGAAGCTATTCTATATATAACAGTACTAATACTTATGTTAAAACATCTTGGGAAGGATACGACAAAGCAATGTGCTTTGGTGGTGATACATATTTAGGAGTATTAGACTATACTCATACTATGTTATTTACTAGAAATGATCCTGATGATAGAAATGGCTTTAAGCGATATGTTGGAGCTTATATTCCACTAGAATCTAGTATAAACTTATACTATAGAAATGATGAACATTATTCTCAAGACATAGTAGAATCATCTGGAGATGGTCAAACTGGTGAGGCTAACGTTTACTTCCTAACAGATCCAGGATAGATGAATACTTTATATACTTAGAAAACTCCAATGTACGTATATAATGCTGCTTACTCTAATACTAGTACTAGTAAGAATTATATACAAAAATCTATATATGCTGAAGATGATGTTAAAAGCATGAATAGAATTACTTGTTCAGAGTTAAAGACAAATAATGAACAGACAGATAGTTGGACTAAGTTTAAGTTTGCTAACTATTTAGATACAGATAGTACTTATGGACCAGTTACTAATCTTAAAGTATTTAAGAACAAATTGTATTTCTTCTAGGATAGTGCTGTAGGTATAGCATCTGTTAACGATAGGTCTTTGATTACTGATAATAACGCTGGAGCTTTAACATTAGGTACTGGTGGTATTCTTACTAGATACGATTACTTAGTTACTTTAAATGGAGATAGTATTATTAATGATAAGAGTATTACTAATTCTGAAACTACTTTGTATTGGTATGACTTAGATAAAAATGTTATATGCTCACTTAGCAATGACTTTAATGAGCTATCTAAAGTAAAACAAGTATAGACGTATTTAAATAGATTACCAGATAATGCTAGAAAGAATCCAGTATCGTTCTATGATAAGAAATATAATGAAGTATGGTTTAGAATATATGACAGATGTTTAATATTTAATGAACAACTAAATGTGTTTACTTCTTTTTATACTCATAATCCAAACTGGTTCTTCCCATTCTCTACTAGACTAGTAACTATTAAAAACAATAATTGTTATTACTTACATAATATGTATGATGTTAATAGTACTACCAAAGAAGAGAAAATATCTTATGTTAGATTTGTAGTTAATAAAGATATAGCATATACTAAAGTATTTGATAATCAATGGTTCTCTGCTGAATTTGTAGATATTGGAGATGAAACTAAGCCTACATTAATATCTGATATACACTTTAATACTAAGAATTAGGAAACAGAACCTATTGATTGGAAATAGATAGAGTAGAGAGAAGATACATTTAGATTCCCAATAAGTAGAGAGAAACAAAATAATCCAGGTTAGCAACAATAGACTAATATGTCTTATGCTGGAAGGATGAGAGGAAAATACTTAATCTGTAATTATACATTAGATTGTAACGATAACAGAGAATTTAAGCTTCCTTATGTTAAAACAACTTATAGATATTCAATGTTATAATATGAAAACTAAGAAATTAAAAAGAGTTCCTCAATATGCTTTCGGTGCTGATGCTATTTCAAACTGGGGTAATATGAGTGGAGTAGATAAAGCGAATGTAGTTACACAAGGAGTTGGTGCTGTAGGTAGTATGATAGGTAATGCTACTAGTGGAAAGAAACCTACAGCAGCTGGTGTAATAGGTGGAATAGGATCTGGGGCTGCAATGGGCGCTTCTATTGGTGGACCTTGGGGAGCAGTAATAGGTGGAGCTATTGGTGGTATTACTTCAAGTATAGGTTCTGGTGGTTCTGTTAATGAACAGACTGGTGAGTATGAATTGCCATCAGGAATAGCTGGTCTATTTGGTCACAGTAAAAGTTATATACGTAACAAAGCTGGTAGAATTAAAAACGGTATTCAAGCTAGACAAATGTCTGAGCAAGTAGCAGCTGATTACTATTAGGAAAATGGATACAATGAATTAAGTTTATCTAAAGGTGGCGTAGTACCATCCACTGTAGCTTACTTAGATGATGGTGAAATGTTGAGAACACCAGACGGAACTATAGGTTCTATACCAGAAGAAGGTAAACCTACAGATTCTAATTTATTAAACGTACCTGTTGGAACTCAAGTATTAAGCGATAAGATTAAAGTTCCAGGAACAAATAAAACATTTGCAGAAATGGGAAAGAAGTTAATGAAGAAAAGCAACAAGAAAGCTAATAATATATATGCTGAAAATAGTTAGATGCTAAATGAGAGAAATAATTAGATAGCTTATCAGGCACTATTAGATTAGCAAGAAGCTTTGAAAAGTAAACAAATAAAGAAGAATACTGCTGCTTATGCAGATGGCACTAAAGGCATTAAACCATATGGATATAATAAAAATATGTCTGATTTTAAATACTATGTAGATAGTAGATCTAATCAAAATAATGGACCTAGACATATACCATCATCTGAAGTAGCAAGTAGATTAGGTATTCCTTATAATATTAATGCTCCTATTGGTAATGTAGATACGGCTAATGCTAGAAGTAGTAAATACTTTAACTATACTGGTAATCCTGGACAACTTCCAGTAGGTAATATATATGGTACAAATAGTAAAAAACCGAAAACTCCAAGTGATAATAACTGGTTAGATCTAATAGACAATATAGCTGCATTAGCTGGACCCATTGGTAATATATTCTCAGGTAGTCCTGAAAGAGTAGAAACATACACTTATGATCCAGTATATGGTCCTACTGATTATAACATAGATCCTATACTTAAAGAAGCTACTCTAAGCGATAGAATTGCTAGATACAATATGGCTAATATTAATCATAATACTGGAGCTAATATGGCATTTGGTTTACAATCAGCAGTTAATAGGAACAAAGCTATCGCTAATGCTTATGCTACTAAGAATAATGCTGAAAATCAAATGGCATTTAACAATGCTCAAATAGCTAATCAATGGGGACAACAGTATGCTAATGCTAGACATTTAGCTTCTGTAGAACAAGCTCAGAATGATGCAGCTGCTAGAAATATTCGCAGAAAAGGATTTGGTGATTTATCTACAAGAATATAGTAGATAAGTAGAGATAAACGTTTAACTAAAAGAGACTCTGCTGTACTAGAAGCTATGTTACCTTATTTGGAATATGGTATGACATCAGATCAATTAACTAAATTATATAATAATTTGAAAAGATAATGGCAACGAATAGATTTGATAAACCAATAGAAAGTGAGTATATTAGTTAGTATACACCAATACCTTTTGAATAGTTATATGCTATAGGTAAAGCAAATAACGAAAGAGTAGATAAAGCTTATTAGGATTTAGGTAATCAGTTTACTAAGTGGTCAGAGTTTAGATCACCATCAGCTGTAGATACTAAGAGATGGTATGATTTAACAGTTGGAGCTGGACAAGATGTAGTAAATAAATTAGCAGCTAATCCAGATTTGATTAAAACAGCAGAAGGTAGATCCTTAATACAATCGTTTATTAATACTAGACCTTATAATGAGCTAAGTTAGTTACAACAGAGTAGAGAAGGATTACTTTAGAGATAGAAAGTAAATCAACAACTTATGCTATCCGGTAAGTATAATCCTATGTGGCACGATGTTGACTTTACTAATTATAATACTTTAGATAGTGGAGTATTTAATGACGTTGCTCCATTAGCTTATAAGTCAGAAGTAGATTTAGTAAAACCTTATGTTGATAATCTAAAGCCTGGATTTATTAGACAAGAAGGTGCTTATGATTGGAGAGGAGTTTCATCTGAAAGAACAGATCAAGAAATAGCTAACAATATTTCTGCTATATATAACACTCCTGAAGCACAGAAACATATACAAGTATTAATACAGCAAGGATATACTCCAGAACAAGCTAATGCTTTATTTGCTAATCGTATATATAGAGCTGGTAGAGAATTTGCATATGAAGATAGAGAACTTAATCCTTTATCTAAGATATACGAAGAAGATAGATTGAAGAGAGCTAGAACAGGACAACAAACTGCTCAAAAACCCTTTAGATTGACAGAATCTATTGCAACTACTGGTGGAGATGCATTTAAATTAGGAACTCAAGCTTACATAGCTAATAAATATAGAGATCAGATAAATTCTTTAACTGATCAATATAATAAAGCTGTCGAATCAAATGATAATTTATCTGCAAATATATTTAAGGAACAATTACGAAAAATATATAATGAATCTAATAGTTACACACCAAATAAATTGTTTAATGAAATATTTAAAGAATATGCTACAGATGGTAAATTAACTAATATAGATTTATCAAACGCTACTAATGATATTTTGAATAGATTTGCAGCTCCATCTCCTATTGCTTCTGTAAATGATTTGTTACAAACTACTATACCAGGTATTACATCTGAAACAGTTACTACTCCATTAGGTAAATACAGAGTAATAGCTAATCCTAGACAATTAGATTTAGCCACAGATGTTATATCTGAAATAGCTGGTTATAAACACGTAGAATCTGGAAAGAATAAGTTTAGAGATGCTCTTAAAAACGGTAAGCTTACTAATGTTATTCTTCAATAGGGAGGTAATATTCTTACTTTACCTGTAAATAAAAATGGACAAGTACAGCCTAATTCTAGTTAGGTAATTACAGTAGCTATACCCCAAAGTCAATTAGATGCGTTAGGTATAACAGACGCAGATATGGTTATATCTGGAGCTAAAAGAATATACGATCGCTCTGGTAAGGTGTCTCTATCTACAGAAATAAAAGAAGGAGATAAACGTAAACTACCATTTCAAAGATACTTAGAAGAAGGAGAGTATAGCAGTAAATATAACTATGAAGGAGAAGTATCTTACAATGTTCCTACAGAAGATGTATATTGGTAGATAGAATTACTAAATAAACTTCCAGATCCACAAGATAAATTAAATACTGAATACTTAGATCAACAAGCATGGAAGCTATCTATGACAGATGCATTTAGATCTGAATTATATCCAAGTACACAACAGGAAGCTTACGGCATTGGTTATTCTGCCGGAGAAGAAGAAAAATAAAATCGCATAAAAATGGCTAAGAAAAATAAATTTAATTTGAATTCCCCCTCACTAGGACAATAGCTAGTGAGGGAAGCTATGACTCCGTACAGCGAAGGGTTTGATATATCGCAACTACCATAGTCATATGGAATAAATGAATTTACTACAGAACAAGAAGTGCCAGTAGTAGAAGAAGCTAAAGATAATAAAAGATCTTTAGCTGAAGATATTGTATGGAATACTGGAAAACTAATAACTAATGTATTAGATAATGCTAATCCATTATATCAGTATATACAAAAAGAAAGACTTAGTGTTGGATTGTCTAAATTACAAGACAATTTAATGGAAACAGAATCTAAATGGATACCACAGATATAGGAAGCTCAAAACTATTTAGAAGCTAAGTCTATTGTAGATAATATCTCTAATAATATACTTACAGATGAATAGAAAATAGCAGTACAAACTGTCAATTAGTTAGAACCTAATATAAAAGAGTATGCCAAATCTAATCCGTACTTAAGAGATTTATTCTACGATACAGATCCTACGAATGTAAATGGTAGTATAGCTATAAACTTTAAAGCTTTGCTAAAAGACTTTAAATATAATAATATATTCAACGTAAATCCGCTAGATAATATAGCTACAGCGTTAGAAGATAACGCATTAAACTAGGAAGAACAAGATTTCTTATGGAACAATAAATAGCAACAAATGTCTGATAAAGAAAGATTAGACGCTATTTAGAAAGTGTTATCTGATGCTAATGATGAATACGAAGATAAAACAGCTAAGATAGTAAAAAGATAGAATACTTTAAAGAAAGGTAATTGGTTGTACGATCCTACCGCTCTTACTAAAGAATTTGAGTAGAGAGTAAATGAATCTGAGTTATCTATTGCTGATCCTAAATCTTGGTTTTATAATCTAGGTCATATTGGTAGTTCTTTGTCTGAAATAGAAATGATGTTCTTACAAACAGGAACTTCAATATTGGCTAATAAAGCAGCTAGAAGTCTAGCTGTTAGAGGTGCTATAACTGCTGTTCCAGGTATTGGTCAAGCAGCTACAGCAATTGCTTTAGGAGAATCAGCTTTTAATCTTTGGTTAGCTAAATATTACAGGCAATCTGAAACAGCTAGTGAAGTGTTTGACAACTATCAGCAAAGAGTATTGCAAAGTGCTAACGATAATAAGACAGATGTAAATAGAGTATTAGAATCTTGGGAACCTAGATTAGGTGAGTTAGGTTATCCTGTAGATTAGATGGACGAAAATGAAAAACTACAAGCTGGTTTAGCTCAAGGTCTGACTACAGATCAAAAAGATTTTGAAGAAATCAGAAACGATGCTTTTGATGGCTTACAAATGGTTAGAGATGTGAATGACGCTTTAAGTTATTCAGATTATTTACAAAGTATGCCGTTTTCCTATGGGGGTAAAATATTATGGAATTAGGCTAGTAAAGCATTAGCAAAAGCTAGAGGTATAGAAAGACCTTTAGATGAAATACCAAGTGTAGTAGACCAGATTGGTTTGGGTAAAGCTATTGACAGAGGGGTGGAAAATATTCTGAACAAAGCGTCTAGACCTGGACAAAATATTACTAGGAAACATTTATTAGAAAACATTGGTAAATTCGCTAAAGCTAATGCTATTAATTTTGTATCTGAACGTAGTGAAGAAGGTGTTCAATCTGTAGTTGGTAGTAGATATCAAAGAGGAGAATACGACTATTTAAAAGACAAAGGAATAAATCCTATATCTGCTGCATACAACGCTGGTCTTCTTGGGTATGAAGCCAATCTTGCTTACTTTGGTTTATCAAACGATAATTATCTAAATACAGATGATGAATTAAAGAAGGCGATGGATATTGGTGGATTCATAGGTTTAGTAATGCCATTTGCTGGTAATGCAGTACAATTGAAAAATGCAGTAAGACAGTATGCTTCAGATAAAGAAGTACAAAAACTTATTGCTAAAGGATATAGTAATGCTGAACAGGATAACAAAATGGATGTCTTCCTCGATGCTTTACAAGCTGGTAAAGATATTAATTATGTTACAGATTATTTAGAGTCTGCTAAAAAATTGAAACAGCCTGGAGTAACAGATGAAATGATAGATGAAGACAAAAATCTAGCTACTAATCTGTGGGCTGAATATCGTAATAAATCTATTGATGAAAATTTAAAAGATTTAGGTATTAAGAGAGGCAGCTCTGAGCATAGAAAAATAGTTAAGAACTATCTACATATTAAAGATAGATTGAATGAGGCAGAGCAATCAACTAACGATGTAGCCAAAGAGTTAGAAAAGATAATAGAGCAAGGTAAAACTAATAAAGATGATGTATTTCTGCAAAAAGCTAGAGAGTCTTATGACGCATTTATTGAAAGTAAAAGATAGTCTGATGAAGATTATCAATACAAAATGAATGCCACTCCAGAATATGCAGACGAAATAGAACAAGATTTCTTATCTACTTTACCTACTTTTGATGAATATTCAAATGCTGTATATGATATTACTTATCTAAAGTTATAGAATCAAGCTATAACAGACTTAAACAATTCTCTTAGTAAGAGAACTAGAACTTTGCAATAGTTATCAGAAGATACTGGATTAGATGTAGATCTCAGAAATATAAACAACATGAGAAACTACATTAAAAGAGAAAAAGAAAGAATAGACAGAAACGTTCAGCAAATAATAAGCACATATGGCATACAGAATTTAGACCAAGCTCAAGATCCAGTAAATGCTGAATAGATAAAGAATTATGTAACAGCGTTTGTAATGAATAAAGCTGTAAGAGATAGATTGAGAGATCAAGCCACAGCTTATATTACTGGTAAACTTAAAGCAGAATCATATTAGGATATCAAAGGATATTTGTTCAAAGATTTATCTGAAGAGCAATAGGATAATATTATACAAGAATATACAGATAAAGCACTAAGAGAAGGTAAACCTCAACCTAGTAGAAAATCTATTATATCTAAGTATAATCAGCAAGCTCAGATGAAGTATAATGATTTACTAGAATTAGCTGATCAGGAACGTGCGTCTAGAATTGTAGCCAATTCGTTATTTGCTGAACATCTAAGTAAATCAGTTAGATAGGAAAAAGTTGCTAGAAAAGAAAAAGAGGAAGCTGGTGAAGTACTACCAGAAGAGGGAGTAATAGAAAATCCAGCAGCTGCTATTGAAGATACTACTAAGAAACAAGAAAAAGTAGAAGTTAAACCAGAAACTCCAATACAAGAAGGAGTACAACAACAGCCTGTAGTACAAGAAACTAAAACAGAAACAGCAGAACCTGTAATACCAGAGTCTATGTCTACAGATGTAGATGAAATTCTTAGAGAAGAAGAGCAAGCTTTACTAAATCAAAAAGGTAGATAGTTAGAAATAGAACCTAGTAGCGAAGATGTTCTGGTGGAAGGTTCTATAGAAGAATAGATACAATAGCCAGAAAAAGAAGTACAGGATATTATAGCCAGAGAAGAAAAAGTTGATGTAACTGTAGACGATGTTAGTCACATAGAAGATAGCACACCTTCTCCACAAGAGCTAGAATAGGAAGATATACGTAACAGAACTTTATAGAATCCTGATGAAGTATCTGGGGTTAGTGAACAAACATCTGAAGAAGTACCAGAAATTGCTGTAGCTACAGATGCTCAAGAAGCAAATGAAGAACAGAACACTAATACAAAAGATAAAAGTAATCCAGTACCACCAACTCCAACTCAAGTAGAAGACAGCAAGCCTGCTCAGGATGCTCCTACTATAACTATAGTTGATGGAGGTATATATGTAAATGATGGAACTACTTTTATATCTGATGAAGTATTGGCAGCAGAAGCTCAAATGCTAGAAGATACTTCTACTGAAGTATATGGAGAAACTGGCTACGCTAATATGAAACCTGAAACTGTTACTAATAACTCTGATGCATTGAGTAATAGAAAGGTATAGAAAGTAAAACATGTTTCTAACACGTTTTTCTTCCAACCAGATGCTACATCTCCAATGAATATTACTGTGAATGGTAAACCTATTACTTTTACTAATAGTAAAGGAGAAGTAATACCTGTATTACCAGGAAAAGAATTATCTAAAAGACTTTTAAAGAACGGTTGGATAAATTCTGTAAATGCTTATTATATAGTAACTAACCATAGATACGGAGACACTTCTCCATATATGCAAGCTATTCACTTAGTATTAGAAGATACTGATGGAGTAATGATAGCTTCTCTAAGAACTCCAGATTATGTAGATAAAGAAATAGCATCTGGTAATTATAATTCTGAACAAGTTCAGTAGTTACAAAAGCAGAAAGAAAAGTTAATAGAAATTAGGCAACAGATAGTAAATGCTTACCTTGGTAGTAATAAAACTATACCTACTACTATTATAAAGTCTGTTAAACCAGCTAAATTAAGAATAAGTAATGGAGAATTTAATAACCAAAAATCTCCAGAAGGAGCTCCTGTAAGACGTAAACTTACAGAAGTTAATGACTTTGGATTAGAACAAAATAACGTAAGAAAGTTAGACCAACAAGTAAAGGAATTGCAAATTGGTTATGGTACTGGTTCTGTAAAAGACTTTGTTACTGAAACTTTTGTAATTCGCAAATTAGGGTCCAATGACGAATTAGCTGGTAATGGTGTTGGTAAATCTGGAGCATTATATATATTCCCAAAAGCAGAACAAACACCTAATGGTTCTATAGCTCCTATTCAATTGTCTATACATAAATTAGATTATGATATTTATGGAGATGAAGTTGAATTGGGAAAAGATGGTAAGGTTAATTCTTTAGCTGAATTAGCATATAAGTTATTAATTGGTAAAGTAAAACTTGGTGGAGCTGAGCAAGATGTGCTTGATATTATTGTTAATAATGGTTCCAAAACCATTATTGGTGATGAAGTTGGAGAAAAATATCCATTTCTAATGGATAAAATGTTGTATTATCATCCTGAAGAAGGTAATACGCATATACAATTTGCTGTAAGAAATTCTAACGGTAGACACATAAAAGTAGAATTTGATCCTAGCAGAGCTTCAGAATCTCAGCATAAATTAGCTATAAGAAAAATAGCTAAAGATCTGCATTGGAATACAGATAAGTATGCTTTATTAGAACCTATACCAGATAGTATTGTTAGACTAGCTACTTCTTATTTTAAACAGTATCCGAATGCTAAACAATTTAAGATAGCAGGTTTAGAGCAATTAGCTTTTACTAGAGAAGACTTAGGAATAGGTACTGATAAAGGACCAGTGTCTTTACTTACTTGGTTAATTAACACTGGTAAAATTGAAACAGATTTAGGTGATACTATATACAGAGCTCCTTTCATATATACAGACGGAGTAGCTGTACCACAAGTTACTGAAACAGAATTAGCTAGTGCAAGCAAACAATAGCCAGTATAGAAATCAGCATAGAAAAAGGTAGAGGAAACTAACAATAAACAAGTAAAATTAGATAATAAACCTATTTCTACTACAGGTATAGAATATGTTTCTACTGATGAGAATTGGTCTGAAGAATAGATTAAAGATTGGATGAAAGCTAATTCTCCTCAATACAAATATAAAACTGGTAAATGGCAAATAATTCGTAGAAACGGTAAACTGCAAGCTGCTCAGAAATTAGCTAAAAGGGGTTTAACTTCACAAGTAAAAGGCGAAGGTAAATTAAATGTGGATGAAGCTAGGTAGTGGCTGCAAGACAAACTAGGTATTGACAAATCAGATATTGTTACTTCAGAAGCAGTATTTAGAATGGCTAATGCTCCACAAGTATATGGTGCTTTAAAAGTATGTATGGATAGACTTAGTAGTGATACAGCAGCTAGAATATTCTTATCAGAACAATCTGGGCAAGGAGTAGAATTCCATGAAGGTTTCCATTATGTAAGTTAGTTATTAATAAATGATAAGCTTAGAGAACAAGTATATCAAGATTACGTAAAACAATATCCATATTTAAAGGATGCTTCTAAACAAGAAGTAGAAGAGGCTCTTGCTGAAGAATTCAGACAATATATGCTAAATGAAACTAAACCATCTATAGCATATAGAATTAAGAAATTATTTAATGCAATACTTAAAGTATTAGGTATTACTAGGAATGGAGATTTAGTAAGAACTTTATTTAATAAAATACGTAAAGGAGAGTTTTCAAAATATAAACCATCTAAGTCTGTACTAGAAGATTTTGAAAAAAGATTTGGCGGTACGTTGTACTATTACGTTCCAGGAGTAGAGGATAAAGAATTAAAGAAAATAGCTTCTATAGCAGATGCTACTACTTTCTACGCAGTAGTAGATTCTTTAAATGCTACAGTAATGGATACATTTAATATTAGTAGCATTGAAGATTTACAAAGTTTACCTAAGAAGATTAATGATATATTCGATGATATTCTAACTACTAACTTAGAGTTAGGAATGTATGATGAATCTCAAGAACAACTTATCAAAGATGTAATCAATAATAAAGAAGTATTTAAGAAACAAATAGATGATTACTTAAGAAACTTTAGTATTATTAAAAAGAATACTGAAGAATCAGAAGAACAAGAAAGAGAAGAAAGAGAACTTGGGGATAACCCTGATAATACTTGGGATAAAGAAAGTTATACAATAAGTAAAAAAGCCAATGTAGCTTTCAAAGCGAAACTATTCTTTTATTCTATTCCTAAAACTAAATACGAATTTGATCCAGAAACAGGTAATAAATACTTAGTAGAAGAGGAAGATGACTTGTTGATGACTACTAGATCTGAAGATTTCAATGTTGTGTGGAATAAGATATTAGAGAATCTATGGAACGTTGAAAGTTATTTAGACTTAGTAGATAAATGTTATAATCTTGGTAAAGTAGATCCATTCTTTATGACTGTATATAATAAGTTAACTTCAAAAGATGATCCTATTGATGAGGTCACTTAGACTCAAATATTAAATACAGTTAAAAGTGCAAAAAATAGTTTAACTGCAATAATTGTAGAAAGAAAGCAGATACCTTTTGCACAGAGAGGATCTGATGAACAAATAGAATATGCTACACAAGAATATTCTAATAAATTAAAATGGAGAATTCAGAATTCTGATGTATATAGAAAGATAAGTAGATTACCAAAGAAATGGTCGCAATAGTTCTTCTTGTCAGATTTAATTGATGTTAATGAAGATGGTACTAGAACTATAAATCAAGATAAGTTTCATTCTGCTGTGTGGAAACATAAAATATTAATAGATAACGTATTAAAAAAGAAAGATAAAACTTTGGATGATTATATTAAAGTTAGATCTAACTTTATAGATATGTGTAATAATCTATCTATTAATATGGATGATTTAGCATTAGACTATTTACTTACTAATGGAACAGGTTAGCCTAACATGCAATCATTTGAGAATTTCTGGAGATCTGCAAATGCTAGTACTTCTTTAACTAAAAGTATATTAAATAATATTAACATAGCTGCAATTAGAGGTACAAGTAGTATAAAATCCAGAAGTGGAGAAACTGCTAGAACATTTGATAGAATATTCACTAGTAGAAAACCAGATGCTTAGATAAATCTAATGGCTATAGCTTGGGGTAGAACACACCCATCTCCAGAAGAATTTAGTGTAACTGGAGCGGATGGTAATCTAGTATATCCTATTACAGAGAATAATTATATGTCAGACCAAATAAGATGGTTGAAATATAATTTAAATGGTAAGAGAGAATTATTAGGTAAAAATCCTTACTCTGCAAATTCTTTGTTGTTACAGTCTATAAATAGTAATGCTGATTTAATTAAATTAAATACTTATCTAAACTTAGAAGAGAATCTGCAAAACACTAATCGTGATTACTTTGGTATATCTCCTATAGAGGATTACTTATCTAAAATGACATTTGGATTTAATAATCACTTATTTTGTCCTACTATGTCTGATAAAAAGACATGGCACACTATAAGTGGTATTCAAATGGTCAAGGATTTCTTACCATCTACAGCTATCACTGATTACGAATACAATGAAAACGGAGATATAACTAGAGTTATATTTTAGGATCAAAAGAGAAGATTCTCAGATAGAACTTTAAATATATTCAAAGGATATTTAAGAGATGAATATAATGCTATATAGAAGTATTTTGCTACTAAACAAAGTGTTATAGATAATCCCAATCTATCTGTTGGTAATTACTATGGTAGTAAAAAAGGTAAATACGCTGATGGTAATGGTGGAAGATTTAGATATTTTAATAAGATAACCATTAATGGTGATACTTATAATTTAAATGAAATTCTAGCTAAAGCAGAATATTCTAATGACTCACAATCTATACAAGATATTCTTAATGTAATCAAATAGGCATTAGATAACGATACTGTAATCAAAGAAGCTATCAATGATTTGTTAGTAGATTATGTAAATAATGAAATATCAAAAGCTATAGAACTAGGTGTGATAGGTGAAGACTTAAGTAACGAGTATATACCTATAAACTTTGTAGAAGAATTTGAAAAAATAAGTTCTAAAACTGATAGTAGAGATAAAGGAACAGATGTGATATACTCTATCATAGCTTCACATGCCATCAACAGTGCGATTTCTACTATAGAAATAGAGAAATGTTTTACTGGAGATCCAGCATTATATAAATGGCAAAAAGAACTTATGGTATATAAGCCCAATGATGATTCATTTGTGCCTGTTATATCAGATGAAAGAACATTAGAAGCTTGGATAGATAAACATGACCCAGATGGAGATAAATCAAGTTATTCTGCTTATTATATGATAACTGGTAGAGATGTAGATAAAATTAAACGTCTATCTTCAGTATTGTCTACTGGAACAAACTTGAGAACTAAATGGGGAGATACTAAGGATTAGGAAGATAGAAGTGATTCTAAATTCCAAGTATTATAGTTATCAGATAATGAAATAGGATCTACAGTATATGATACATTATATAGTATGTTTAGAAAATCCTTAATAAAGGATATGTTCCAAAAAGAGTTTGGTGTTACTGATTAGCAAGCATTAAATGCCGTTAAGGACGATCATGCTATAGAAAGTACATTAGGTAGATTACGTAAAAAGAATCCAGATGCTATTAAGTTTATTGAACAACAAGCTAAAAATAGCGCTAAACCATATGCTGACGGAGAAATTAATCAAGCAGATGCTGCTGTTTACATCAGACCAGAGTTCTATAAGAGATTGATGAAGTCTTTAGGAGAATGGAGTCCTGAAATCGAAGAAGCTTATAATATTATGGAGTCTGATGATAGCTGGTTGAGTGATACTGAGAAGTATCAAAAAGCAATTAAAGCTATCACACAACCTCTTAAAATGGTTTACTTTGGTGATCACTTTGATTAGACTCTTGGTATGAATGTAAACACATTTGATAAAATGGCTTTATTCCCACTATTTAAGACTTTTGCTAAAGCTGATAATAAATATTTATACGATCGTATGAATGATGCTAGTAAAGGTTATATAGACATGGTAGCGTTTGAATCAGCTATTAAAGTTGGTGGTAGAAAGAAGTTATCATTCTATAAAGATGGTAAAGTAAACTTATCTGAATTAACATCTAATAGTGATATAGACGGCATTTCTGGTAAAGGATTGGCAACATATACTTAGGATTTAACTCAAATCAGATTACAGTTAAATACTGATCCACACGAACACCTTGAAAGATCATTTGGTACACAAGCTATTAAAATTGGTTTTGCTAACGTAGTAGATACTCGTACTTATGGAGAAAATAAAGGATTAGCTGTAAAAGGTTCTGAAATTAAGAAGAATATTATGGATGCTATTAATTCACTCTCCAGAATAGGTTAGAACAAAATAAAAAAAGAGTTCTTTACTAATGGCAAAGTAGATAATCGCAAAATAGTAAATTATCTTTAGAGATAGGCTACAAATTCAGGTATGTCTGCTGAAATAATTGCCAATTTAACAGTTGATGAAAATGGAAATATTATAGTACCAATTGAAGCTCAAAGTATTAGAGATTGGATTCAAACTAAGATAACTTCTTTTGTCAATAAAGCAGTAGTAGATGTAAATACTCCTGGTGGTTCTGCTATTCAGATGTCTTCATTTGCATATGAAGCTGTTGGTAGAAGTGTAAAAACTGATGCAGAATTAGGTTCAGCTTTTAATCAAGGAAAGAAATTAAAATTCTTAGCTAAAGAAGGTCATATGCAAGTTATACTTAGTGAAAACTTCTTTAGAGATATATTACCAGAAGAACTTAAAAACGCAAGTTTTTATAATAAACGTAAATGGTTGATTGACAATGGTATAATAGGTAGCAGAATAGTAGACGGTGTAGAAGTAGAATCTAAACCTTATGGTATAGGATATCGTATTCCCACATAGGGTTTGTCTTCAATGTTCTCGTTCCAAGTAGCTGATATTATGCCAACTACTATTGGTGATACAATTATAGTTCCTGAAGAATTTACAGCTATGACTGGTTCTGACTTCGACGTTGATAAACTTTATCTAGCTACATATACATATAAAGATGGTAAAAGAGTAAGTTCAGACGAAAAATCGGAACAAGGTTATGTTAATAAGTTGCTAGATAATTACTCATTAGTACTAACTGACTTTACTAATATTGCTGAAACTAGAGCTTCTATTGATACATTAACAAAGATTCTTCAAAAGCAGATTCTTCCAATAGTTCAACCAAAAAATACTGTAGAAGTAAATCCTATGTATGAATTAGCTCCTTCTTTCTAGCTTTCTAGAAAGACAGAGTATACTGGTGGTAAAGCTGGTATTGCTCCATTTGCACTTAACTCTACTAATCATGCATTAACTCAATTTACTCACCTATGTATCAATTATTCTAATGCTAATAGATATAACTTAGGTCAGTTAGATTAGGTATATGGAGAAGATGATCAACGTATTATGGACTGGCTGTCAGCATTGATTAATGCTCACGTGGACGTTGCCAAAGACCCATATATTATGGCTTTGAACGTAAACTCCATTACTTATAATATGACCTCTTTGCTTATCAGAGGTGGTAAAGGTGAGAATACTTTCTACTTCTTAGCGCAACCTGCATTGCGTAGGTTTACTAAAGAAATGTTAGAAAGTAAAGGTATAATAGGTGCAGAAAAAGGAATAACTGAAAGAGATAAACTTAAATCTATAGCCAAAGAATATATGACTTCTTTAAGAGAAACCATTGTATCATTAGATGATAGTGACTCTAATAAAGCAAAATATGCACAGTATTATAATAGTTTAGCTAGTGAATATTCACTCCAATCTATAGATGGGTACGATGCTGTTGAAGTAAATTATAATGATGTGTTTGATAAAAAAGTAGCGTCTGAAGCGTTAAAAAAACCAAAAGAAGTCAATGGGTTATATCAACAAGTCATATCTATTAGAGCTTATCAAGATTTATCTTCAGATACAGAAGTTTTATCAAATTTAGTTCAATTATCATAGATTGATACTAAGAAATTTGGTAATACTTTACCATTACAGTTAAATTTCAAACGTAGATTAAATAGATATATAGATAATTATCAAAGTAGGTTCTATATAAATGGAGCTGATAACATAGAAAAACCTATAAACTATTACTTATCTTCTACATTCCTTAAGTAGAAACTAGATGCTGGTATAAATACTCCTAGAATATTATTAAGCGGACAAGTTATAGAAGCTACAAAAGGATATAAGACAATATTTAATGCTGCATGTGACTTCTTTTTAGGTAATTCTTCAGATAAAAACACTGTAGCTGAATTATCAAAAATATTAACTACCTCACTAAGAACTAAAGCTGTAGTGAATGCAGTTGAGGACTTTAATATTAGCGATAAGAAATTCCTTAATATGTTAAGAGGACCTAAAAGTATAGCTAAAAGGTTAACTTAGATTAAAAATGATTTAAGAAAACGTAATGATTTACCAGCAATTGCGTTCAATGGTCATATTAAGAATGAGTTACTTAACTATCTACAAGAATATGCATCTGATGGTACTAACTAGAAATATGATAGAATAGTAACAGCAGATAACGCTTTAACTAATACTGCTACTTATGAAAACAGATTATTGTCAGCATATCAAGATCTACTAGACTGTGAAGATGAAGGTATAAGAAAGTTTGCTAATAGATTGGGTGTATATGCTTACTTAACTAGTTTCGATAATAGAAGTACTGATTCATTCTTCGATGTAATAACTACTGCTTGGAAGAAACAAAAAGGTTATTCAGATGCAATTAAAGCTGCTATAGAAATACTTAATAATGATAAATTAGTAGGTATGGACTATTTTGGTTTTAATTCTGAAAACATGCAGAATAATAACTTTACAGAGTTATTTACAGAAATAGCTAGAAATGCTTATAGAAACGATAAGATAGTTAAGCCGTATCAATTAAGTAATTACGATAATAAATATGGCACATTAGTTCAAATAAAGCCTGATTCTAAACCAATGCCAGCAGTATTTAGTAGTTGGAGAGCTAATCAACCATTTATTAAGATTCAACTTAATCCTAATGACATCAATAGTTATATATTGTATCAGAAAGTAGCAACAGTATATCAAACTGATGAAAATGGTGATCCAGTAAAAAATACAAAACAATCTGTATATAAAATTATACCTGCACTTGGTACAAAAGATGATAGAAAAGTGTACTATGAATATCAAAAACAATCTGGGGAACAATCTGCATTTGAAGAAAACGCTTTACCTAAAGAAGCTATTTGGAACAATGGGCAAATAGAACAATTAGTCTAGAAATTTTTTGAACCTATGATAAATAAAAATCATACCACTTTAGTGTATGAATCTTCAGATGCTATAGTAATTAATACTGTAGAAAAACAAGAAACAGTTAGCTTTGAAGAACCAGAAATTACAACAGTAGGTTCAGATTTAGAAGCATCTAATGAAATACATAATACAGAAGATACTTAGTCTTCTACTACTTATGGAGAAGTAGACGAACAAATTTCTACAATAACGGTAGGACAAGATGATTCTGTTACGTTATCAGATATGCAAGTAGATATGGAAGATGGAACTTAGACTATAATAAGTGACGATGTATTGAATTTTACAGAAATAACTGATGATGTGTTTGGAGAAAGTCCATACTTTGATTCTATATTAAATGCTGGTATTACTCAGTATGAATAGGTACAAGATATAATTACAGATATGAATACTGGGACTGATACTGTTCAAGATATGAAATTTAACGATGAAGCTTATAAAAACTGTAAAGGTAAATAATTATGATTATATGTCCAAATTTTAGTGATAAGAATGTCCTAAAAGAATTTAACGAATTAAAAGAATTGGTAGGCGAAATTGGCGCCTACCATATCTGGAATGAAAATAATGGTAATCCTATTGATTAGACAAAAGATGGTAAACCGTCTAAGCTATTTTCAGACTTACTGTAGTATTACAATGGTGATAGAGCTGCTGCTATAAAAGGAAAAGCTAAAACCTTTACAGAAACGTTTAAAATGTGGTTTGGAGACTGGTTACATGATCCTAACAATTCCTCTAAAATAGTAGATGAAAACGGGGAACCGAAAGTGGTATATCACTATACAAATAATCCAGAATTAAGTGAGTTTTCAGCTAATTTTGATAATTATTTTTCTAAATTTAAAGGCGGAACTAAAAATGCATTTTTCTTTACTGAAAAACAATCAGATGGGCTGCTAGGTCGAACGATTGGTATACCAGTATTTTTAAATGTGAGAAATTTAGAGAAACACAGCGGTACAAAATAGCAATTAAGAGACAGTGGTGAAGGATTTGTACCAATAGTAAACAGGGTATCAGAATAGGATAACAGCGGGGTGGTGTTTACAAATTTTGATGATAACTAGAAAGTAAATCAAACTGTATATGTTGCTACTAGACCAAATTAGATAAAATCTATTGATAATTCTGGCTCTTTTTCTACTTCTGATAACAGAATAAAAGGGTCAGAGCTAGATGAATCCTTATAGTATTACTTAGCTAATAGTCTAGATGAAAGGTATCAACAAGATGTACAAGAATATATAGAAGCATACAGATAGTATTTTGATAAGTATGATTATGCTACTAAAGAAAATCTTGAAAAAGAATTAGAAAGAGTAATACAAAAAATACACGATGGTCTTAAAGCTAGATTATATACTCTGAATAAAAAAGACACCAATGTTACAGATGAATTTAAAGCAGCTTTAACATTACAAATATCTGAATTAGAAAATAGGACAGTAGATAGAATTTAGAATATAACTAACTTTATATATAGTACTAAATATGATATATTATCTACCATAAGACAAATCAGAGATGTGGTAAATGGAGTGTAGGATAAAATGACACTAAAGTAGCTGTTGGATTTAAAACAAGATTTCTTTAATTTTTATTGTCCAATGCTAGATGAATGTGTTAATACTTTATCTGCTACAGAAGAATATAAATATATAGTTGGAGAAAATCTATATAGAAATTTATTAAAGGAAGCAAAAAGAATGCAGACTATCCTAAATGTAGGAGCTAACAATGTTAATAATATGATTACTAAGTAGTCTGCTGAAGAAATTAGAAGAATTGGTATATCTGTTAATAGTCCAACTATAGAAAATTATATATAGGAACATCAAGAAACAGTAGGTAAAGATATATTAGCTATTACCGCTTGGGTAGGAGCTGGAGATAAAATTAACGACGAAGCTATTAGAGCTTTATTTCATATAACTCAAAATGCAGAATTTGAAGTTAATAGAGCTACTTATGAAAAGTATAATAAACTAACAGACCTGTTAAAAAAAGCTGGTACTTTTAATCAAAAAAAATTAGTAGAGCTTGATGAAAATGGTTTACCTACTGGATATCTAGTTAGAAAAAGAAACTATGGTAGATTTAATAATGACTATAAACAATTCTTAAAGTAGCTCAGAAGTGATTTAGGCATGTTAGATGTAGATGATTTACGTTCTGTAAATCCAACTATACGTACAGAGTACAATAAAAGAAAAAACAAATGGTTATCAGAACATTGTGAAAGAAAATATACTCCTGAATACTATGAACTATTTAACAATCTATCATCTTTAGCCGCTGATGCTAGAGAATTAGTACAAATCAAAATACACAAACTACTAGATACTGTAAAAGACGCTAATGGATTCTATGACACAAGTAAGTTGTCAGAAGAAAATCAAAGTAAACTAAAGGATTTATATTTAGAAAAAAAATAGTTAGCTAGTATATACGGTATAGATGGAAAATTAAAGCAAGGTGAAGAATATGAAATAGCTGTAGAACTAGCTGCATTAAATGATAAGTTGTCTAAAGGTATGGTTTTAAAATCAAATAAAGCGTTATTTGATAAAATTAAGGCTGAAAAAAAAGCAAATTTATCTGAAGCTCAGTATCAAAGATGGTTATAGTATAATTCTAGAGATGAATATACTCAAGAATTCTATGATGATCTTGCTAAAGTAGAAAGATCTGAAATAAACAATGAATCAGATAAAAAGCTATATGAATAGTTGCAAGAAAGAAAAAGAGCTATACTTAAACAATTTAGAGATGATAAGACACATGAAATTGAAAAGTTAATACCAGGAGTTGCTCAAGCTGAATTAGATAAAATAGATGTAGATTTATATAGGATAAGAAAAAGAAACGGTAAAAAGAAAACTACTGGATTAAAATTTAACGATATAGCTAAAGTGATACCGTCTAAGCTGTTCTATAAACTTAGAGCTGATGCTATTGCTAATGGAACTTTAGCAGAATTTGAAATGACACATTGTAATAGAGATAGTCAAGGTAATATATATCCTAAATCTTATCTTACAACAGTTGTTCCAGTGAAAGAAAAATATATACTTAAAGAACAGCCATCTATTTACTTTTCAGAGGTAGATTAGAATTCTCCATTTGTTAATAAGAACTACAAACCAGAAGTTGAAGACTAGGGAGAATACTATTTGCCTAAATTAGAACTATACGATAATTCAGAAGCATTTAATAAAGTATCTTCAAATGAAGATTTACATGAATTATACAAAGAATGTGTGAATACTCTTAAAGAATCAAATAGCAAACTTACTAATCTTACTAATTTAAGTTCATATAGATTGCCACAAATATCAGGTTCTATGTGGAGATATGTTAGAGCTAGAGGTTTTGAAGGTTTTAAAGAATATTGGAAAGATAAAGTATCTACTAGAAATGACGATACTGGTTTAAACGATGAAACAGTAGATACTGGCACAGATAAATTATATTTTGTTCCACAGAATTATGTTAAAAGTCTGGATGATCCTTCTACTATTACAGCTAATACTGTTGGCTCTATAGTAGAGTATTTTAAAATGGCTGAAAACTTTAGAATAAAAAGTGAACTCAAACCTAAAACCGAAGCTATCTTACAATTTATAGGTAATAGAGATGTTAAAAGTAAGTACAGAGGAAGGAGTAAAAAAGGGCAGGAATCTAATATATATAAGTTTGCTAAAAGTTTCGTAGAGATGAATATATATGACATTAAAACTAAATCTGCTATATGGGATATCAAAGAAAGAGATTATTCTATACTAGGATTTAAAGGTCATATAAAACCTAGAAAAGTTAATTTTACTAAATTAATGCTAGGTTTAAAAGCATTAGGAACTACTGTAAATCTAGGTTTAAACATTATATGTGCTACTACGGGTTTTTTTACAGCAGTCTATAATGATATAATTAATTCGCTTTCTGGTAGATATTATAGTTTTGAAGATAGTATTAATGGTGCTAAAGCTTTGATTGTAGACTTATTTAAAAATAATTTCAGTTTACTTAGTGATTATCACAATAGTACATAGATGAAACTAATGGAATATTTTCAAGTAGGTGCTGAAATAAAAACAGATAGACTTAATCTATCTACTTTTCAAAAACAAATAGCTAGAAACTGGGCTTTTGGAGTATACTCTTTAAGTGATTATGTTGTAAAAGGTCATATTCTAAATTCTGTTATGTACAACTATAGATACGTAAATGGAGAGTTTCTTAGTAGCGAAGAATTTAAACGTAAATATAGTAACGACGAAGTAATGTTAAATCAATGGAACACATTTAGATCCTCTAGAGATTTAGTAGAGTATAAAAATGGAAATATCGTAACCAAAGACCCTGCTTATCAAAAAGCCTGGGATGCTAAAAAAGAAACCATTGGTAACACTGCTAGAAATTTAGCTCAATCTGCTGATGGTTAGCTTACTCCACTATAGAAAACTATGTTAAGTAGTAATATTATAGGAAGTTTAGTAATGATGCATAGACAGTTTATGCCTATTATACTTCAAGAAAGATGGGTATAGAATAGACAATGGGATTATAGTTCTCAAAGATATAAAGAGGCTTTGTTTAGAGTTCCTTTTAGTATTATTTCTGCAATAAGAAGAGATACTAGGAATATTAGTTTATGGTAGAAGTATATGTAGAATTCTACATACGATTAGCGTAGAGTAATAAGACAATTATCTTTAGAACTAATAGGTGTACATATATTGCATTTCTTCTTAATGCCAATAGCAAAGGTTTGGGCAGATGATGATAAAGATAATATATTAAAACAATTATTAGCTTTTGCTTTAGTAAGAACAGATTTTGAAACTATGATGTCTTCTACCCCTTGGGCAATCCAAGACGCTATCTCAACTATCAAAACTCCATTCCCCATTTATAGTTATTATGATAACTTTTCTGGATTAATTTCTACTGTACCAGCATGGGTACATAATCTGATTAATAATGAAGATGAAAAAATAGATAGAGGCGCTTATAAAGGTTTTTCTCCTACTTTTAAATTTGGAATGAAAATAACTCCGTTTAAAAATATATGGGAATTATAGGATATACCTTCTAAAAGAAGATATTACGAAACTCAAATTGCAAATAGAGATTCTGATTAATGAAAAAGGCTGGATTATTTCCAGCCTTTTATTTTTAACAAGTACAAGTATAATCAGAGCAAAAGTCATTTGACTTAAGCAAATCATCAAATTGATCTAAGTAGTCTTTCCAAATAACAACTAAATCTTTTACATCTAAATAACTATCAGTAAATCTACCTTTTTTACAGAATTCTAATTCTTGTATTTTATCTTTACTAACTTTAAATGAAAAGACAATATAAGATTGTTTATTTATAGTATAAGGAAACCAGTTATAATACGTTTTATTACAACTGATTTCCTCTATTTTTTTAGATAGTTCATAATGACTACTAAACTTATAAACTAAATATAATTTTCCTTCAGAATTGTCTCCTTTTAAATTTGTATACATATTTACAAATGCTGGACAATCAAAGTAAGATATCTTTGCTTCTATAAAATCACTTAAAAATATTAAGCATTTATTATAGTTTTTCAACACCATCACCTTCGTAGTATTCTACTGAGTGATCCCATTGATCTGTACTGATATGATATGAAATTTTCTGTAAAGAATTGTTAATTAAATCAACTTTCTCACTGAGTATTTTATCATTTTTCATGTTAAACACTCTAATTTGATTTTCAGAATCTTTACCTATAGCAATAATATATGCTTCAAAATCATATTCTTCAGAATTAAGATTTAATACTTCTTGCATATACCATTGAATTGCTAATCCATAATAAGCAATTTGTCTGTAATAATCATATTCTTCTACTGAATGTGCAAAATCATAGACATTTACAGTAGTCTTTAAGTCAATTAGAATTATCTTCTTATTAACATGATCAAAACATACTCTATCTAGTAAAGATTTACATTTAATATTATTGATTCTATTAACTTGCCAGTTAATATGAAATTCATTATGAGTTTCAAAAGTAGATGGTAAATTAAAAAGCAATTCATTTGCTTTCTTATGATTCTGAATATTTTCCTTAATCTTCTTAAGCATTTGTAAATCAGCAAAGCTAATTATCTTCTTATTATCATCTTTCTTACTCAAGTATTCTAAGTAATCTTGATAAATCATAATAAGACCTTCAGCTTCTTCAATACATTTCTCATCAGATTTCTTATTACTATAAGCTTTTTTATAAGCAGATAGTTTAAGCTTATCTTGAGATTCTAATGGATTTACTTGCATAAGTCTATGATACTCATCTAATAAATCCTTTTGCTGTTTTACTTTAGGTGTTGCAAAATCAAGAATAATATAATCTTTCCAGAATTCATCTGGTTGAAGTAAATATTCATGAATCATAGTTCCTTTTTCAAGAAAAGAAAAGTTCATTCCCTCTTCTTTTCCATCAAGCATATCACGAAAATACCTAGGACCTCTTTTAATAAACCATCCTATTGCAGAATTACTTACTCTGCTATTATCTTCGTAATAAGGAATACTAATATCCATCTTATTCTTTAACATACTCTATAATTACTTTTTCTTCTATAGCTTGTATTTCTATTGTATCATCAATAACATTATTGAACATTGCTTCAATCACAATACGTTCATTATCTGTAACAATTCCTTCTACTTTCATATTTAATCCTCCATGTCGCTAATTACAGCTGACTCAGGAACTTCTGCCGAAGTATCCCAAACTAGTTCATCTTCTTTATCTTGTTGTAGTTCAACTTCTTTAAATGTCTTAAGCCAATCCGCTACATTATTATTGTATGCTTGACTAATAAGTTTATCCAAGAATGCTTGTTCTACCTGTTTCTTTTCTTTTTCTGTCATAATATCTAATACTACAAATTCATAATTCTTTTTAAAACTATAACAATTATTCAATCTAGAACAATTGTATCTTCCAGAATTTACATCACTAGATCCATCATGCCAATGTCCATATAAATGATATTTACTCTTTCCAAAGGAGAAAACATCTAGAGCTTCATTACAAAATGGATTATCATGTGTTAGTAGTATATCACATTGTGGTATATCTTCGTAAGTATCAAATCTACTAAATGCCCATCTGTCCTCTTGAAATTCAATTGGTTTAATCCAAGGAGATCCGTAGAATTTAACACCTTCATATATATACATTTCATCTATAAGAAATACTAATTTACCTTTAGATAAAATTTGCATATGATCTTTAAAAGAACCCCATTCATTTAATTTATACTTATATTCTAAGTAAAAATCATGATTACCTGGTATAATAATTACCTTCTTACAAGATAATTTATCTACCCACTTTATGAATTTTGTTTCCCACCAATGTTTAGATGCTTCAATATTTCTTTGAGCATTTAATGTTACTATATCACCACATATACATAGTACATCACACTCAGGTATATTCTCAATGAGATTACCATGTATATCACTTATACCGCATATTTTCATGTTTATGTAAGTTAAAAGGCTAGAATATATCTAGCCTTATTTGTTTTCATGCTGCATCACAACATTCGTAATCATCATCACTATATTCATTATCTTCATTATCATACTCATCGTCATATTCTACAGTATCACTAACTTTAGTTGGTATATTTTCAGTAGAGATATTCATAATGTTTATGATTTCCTGAAGACTAATATCTTCATCTTCTAGCATTTTGACTTCACTCATGAAAGAAACAATGTTATCCATAGAAAGTAGTTTAATATTCTCTTTACAGAATTTTACTACTTCTTCTTTGTTCTTAATACCAAAATCATCAGCTAACATCGGTAAGAATGCAGCATTTTCATCAGGAGAATATCGACGTAAATAACGAATACGTGAACAGCGATCTTGCATATACTGACTAACTTTGCTTAAATCATTGCAAGTCATAATTACTAGTTTCTGTGCAGTCTTTTCAACTCCATCTAAGAAATCTAGCATATACTCAGTTTTGAAGTTCTTTTCAACTTCATCAAACAAAACACACACTGGAGTAGTAAAGGACTTAAAAAACTTAATAAGTTTGCCTTCTGGATAATCAGGATTAACTACAATAATAGGTAAACCTGATTCCTTAGCTAATATTTTTGCCATTACAGTCTTACCTGTACCTTTAGTACCAGCTAGCATTACACCAGTAGTATTTGTATTTACTTTATTAAAATAGGTTATAATACGCTTCTTAAATATATCATCTGTTTTAGTAGAATAGACTTTCTTTGGTAGATTTAATTCACCGTTCTCCTTAAATATAGGTGAATCTTCCCATCTATTCCAACTCAGATCATATACTTTACCAGGTATCAAATCATAATCAGCACCTTTAGGTTTTGCAATTATCTGTTCTCCTATTTTAATAAATTCGTTCTTTGCCATAATCTGAAAATTTAAGATTTTAATTTGTTGATTAATTCATCAACTTGTTTTTTATTCTTTACTAAATAAAATTTAGTATTTGGTTCATTCAAGCTTAAATAATACTTGAATAGTTTTTCTCTATTTGCCCAAGAATCTGTAGCAAATCCTTTGCATTCTATAACAAAACTATTTCCTACAAAGTCTGGTAAATAAGTAATAGCTCTAACTGTAGAGTTATTATATATAAACTTAGGAAGTAAAGTATATCTATGCTGTTCGTATTCAGCTGATATACCCGCTTCCTTTAGTTTCTAATATGTATAAGCTTCTAACTTAGATCGAAATACTATTCCATCTATTTCTTGTTTAGTAGCATTACGCACTTTCTTGTTTAAGGCTTGCTTTAGCATAGTCAATATAATGTTGTACACTATCTTTAGTTATTTTAAACGTTTCAATTCTTTCAGAGAAATTACCGTTTTCATCCGTAAATCCTACTGAATGTAAGAAAGAATAATCTTTATTATGTTTAAAAGCTTTAAACATTTCTTTAATTGAATTTGCTATAAACTTACGTTTTTTATTCCATTCAGTAAATTCTCCATGCAACAACACACTCACTAATTTGATTGGAATTAATAACAACTTTCCAAGTATTAGAGCTAAATCAAAAGGTAATGCTATTACTTTACCTATAGTTTTTAATAGTTTCATTTAACCAATTTTTTATTTCTTCAAAGTTATTTGCTTTAACAGCATCAGATATATCTTTAGCTTTGAATTTTTTGTTAATAAACATTGCTTCTAAGCCTGTTTCTCGGCTTAATTTGCGACTTCTTTTTACTCCAGCTACGTCTCTATCAAATAGTATTATAATACGCTTAAAACGCGTCTTAAGTTGCTCTAATACGTCTTTAGGTAGAAATGTACTCTCTGAAGATGGAGAAACTGCTGGATAACCCATTTCATGCAAACACATAACATCTTTCATAGACTTTGTAATAAATAGTATATCACCTTTCTGAGGCAACTGCTCATAGCCTTGGATATCATAGTCTGTAAGATTGTTTCTCCACTTAGTATATTTATCTGCTAATGGTCTATATATCTTAAAGTTATTATAGACCTTATATGCATACATTGGATTTTCTCGTTTATAAGTACCCTTTACTATTCCGTTACATAAATAATATTTAATACTATTTACATTGAATTTCTTTAGAGTATTTATAGAAATATTAAACTGTTTCCAGTAATTGATATCTACGTCAGTAAATTCCTGACGTACTACACCAATTACTGTTTCAGTTGACGGTATATATTGCTTAGAGCTAACGAGTTTAGTGTTGTTAGTAATATTTAACTTATCTACTATATCAGATAATATATCATTATATTCTGTTTTACCAGTAAATAATGACACAAATTTAATTACATTACCACATTCACCTGTTCCATGATCTTTAAAAAGTAGTTGTTTAGTACGTTTACTATAGTAAATACCAAAGGATGGATTTTTATCCTTCCTAAATGGACTATTATATATCATACCTACTTTAAATTGACCTATATATTTTGCATATATATCATATTCTGTTACTTTAGAAAGTATCCAATCTAGAGTAATATTATCTGGGAGTTTTGCTCGCTTTCTACTATACATATGCAATCTGTTTTAGTTTGCTACTAGTCGTGGAATCGAACCACGCCTATCCAGAGATAGATTTTTATTTCTGCTGTGCAGGCTCACGCTTCCATAAATTATCTAATATCCTTAAATTGATAGTGCCATATAGGATTGTTACAGATCCTCCTAGTAGTTGAAACTATTCTTCTTTATTAAATAGTTTCGATATTCTTTCTATAGTTGATTCTGCATCTTCATCAGTTAAAGCTTCGCCTGTCTGAATGTAGATGTCAGAAGTTGTTTCTTTCTTCATTGGTCTAACTGAATGTCCGTATCCCCAATTCATTTTAAATTTAGCATTCCAGAATTTAAACATCCAGTATCTAAAGAACCAAGGAGATATTGCTGTAAGTATTTGTCCTTTAATTAAAGGATCTTCAAACTTTTTAATTATAACTTCAACTCCAAGAAATCCTATAGGTTCTTCATTAAAATAACCAGGATCTTCATTATCTGCATATGCAGATATTTGTACTCGGTATCCTTGAGATTCTAGCATATCTATAATTCTCATAGCGGTATATGCACGAACCATAAGAGCTTGAGCTGAACACCAGCAATTCTCACATATAGAAATATGAAGCTTAACGAACTTACCAGTACCTATACCATGTGTAGGTATTCTTTTCTTTAGGCAAGGTAGACCTTCTATGTACCGATCAAAGTTCATATCATCTCCATCAGAATCATCGTATTTATATTTATGTTTACGACCTCCTAGATTTATATCCTTTTCTATTTTCTTTAAATTATCTAAACCTTTGGTATAACTATATTTAGAATCATGTATTTCTGCTATAGATAATCCTCTAAAACAAGGATCATCGCTATTTTCAATATTATTTATTTCAGCAGGATTACCTCCTTCAATATTGTCACATTCTCTGTAAAATTCATCTAATGAATTTATATTAATATTTAAATTCAGTTTTTTCATTACGCTGCTGTTTTAAGTTCCATTGTTGAAGTAGAATTTGAAAAACGGTTACGTATAAATTCAATTGTTGAATCAACACTTTGTCTAGTTTTATTTTCTTCTACTTTTTGAATATATTGTTTTACTATATTCTTTTCGGTATCAGACCAGTTAATAATAAGCATATCTTTCCAGTCTGACATACCTACTTTCTTCATCTTTTCTGCTGCTTGAATCATACGAGTAGATGCAATACGGCGTAATGAATTTATTTTAATGCAATTACGTAGTAAATAAATATAATCTACTACTTCGTGATCAAATTGTGACTCATATTTAACAGAGTAATTTACTTCAATTATTGCTCCAGTAAAACGGTCAATTGTTGAAGCATCTAGTTGGTTATTAGCAACATACTGACGATCTGCTCCATTACCAAAAGTATTTGATGTAGCAATAATGATACATTCAGGATGTCGTAAAACAGTACCTGTAGTAGTCTCTATTTCACCGTTTGCCAATGCTGCATTAATAACCTGTGCTACAGATGGATCGAGCGCAGTCATCTCATCTATAAGGATTATTGACTTCTTAGCATAGAATTCAGCAAACTTAGTTGCTTCACGAGTAGGATATTTATATCCTGTAAATTCTGTTGCAGAAGTACCAATACCACAAGAAATACATAAATAAGGAATATCTAGTTCTTTAGCTGTATTACGAGCTATAGTTGATTTACCACAACCAGCTGGACCAACCATCCAGATGTTATTCATACCTGCTTTAATTAAACTTTTAAGCTTGTCTTCTGGTTCTAGTGAACTAAATGAGAATTGAATTTTCTTTAATTCTTCTTTTTCCTTTTCTTCTTCCTCTTTCTTTTTAAATTCTTCTTCTAATTTGTTAAGCGATTCTTTGATTTCTGTTTTACTTCCAAATTGTTCTAGTGCTTTTTTCTCTATTTTTTTCTTCTTTTTGAGATCTGCTATATTAGCTATTTTAATAGCTCCACTACATACTTTGTACTCTTGTCCAGTACAATTTGTCATAGTATATTCTCTGGATTGTCCTTTCTTTCCTTTTACTTCTGAAGTTAATATTAAGAAAATACCTTGTTGTGCTTGTTGTTTTCCTTTAGGATTGTTATATTTTATACTACCATAAAATATATTTCCAGGTTTTAAATCATGAACATTTGTGTTACTATTAACTAAAATATTATTTTCAGGTGTATTATCTTCTTGATTTTCAATCTGTTTATCATGCTCTGTAGCTTCAGATACTTCAGTATCTTGAGTTTCCGTATTTGCATCTACAGGATCTTTTAATTTTTGCTCTTTCGCACTAGACTTTGCAGGTTGATCTTTTTCTATATCTTGAATATGTTCTATTTCTACCATGATGATTTATTTTAATGATTAAAAAAGAATAAGGGTAGCTTTTACACTACCCTTATTTATTAATAATGATCTACTTTATATTAAAACGGCAGATCATCTGTTTTATCTGTAAAAGCTTGTGTATTAGTAGTAGATGAAGTTGTACTAAACGGATTATCGTTTTTTACTTCTTTATCAGCTACAACAGGCTTTGTAAATTGGTCAATATTTAGCATAGCAATAGAAGATGATTTACCTTCTGGTAATTCCATAGGTTCAATAAAAGTATACTTAGCATAATTAGGTAAAGTAGTATATCCTTTATCATTGTATACTATTTTCGCTCTAAGTTTTTTACTCTTATCTACTTTGTTCAGCATATCAGTAATCCACTGAGCAAACTGTTCAAAGCTTTCTCCATTAAAGTCAAGCTCTTCATCTTTATAGTAACAGTTAAGTATCTGCAACATACGAGAATACTGCTTATCCATTTTTGTCTGGAGTTGTTCTTCTGTAGTTACAAACCCACCAAGTGTAGGTTTCCACTCTGTATGGGTTAATGTTGCTCCATCTTTCTCAAAAACAATTTCTAAGAATTGATTACCATTCGGAGAAACTTCTGTTTTTACACTTTTCAATACTACATTTTCAATAATACCAGCGGGAATATACTTAATATCACTTTTGCTAATACTTGCTGCACGTTCTTTACTATATGTCATAATTTCAATATTTTTAAGTTTTTAAATCAGGCTGCACACTCGTCTAAATAAATCTTATCCCAGTGAACATTAATAACATTATTTTCATCGCTTTCTGCGATAACTATCTTCTTACCTCGTAAGTGAGGAGCTCTAGCTTCTCTTACTGAATTATCCCCACCTTCAAAAGATATAATAGTTTCATTCTTTTTACGATAGACATAACCAACAGCATCTGCTTCACCACATACTATATCACCTAGTCTTCCAACTAAATCTATAGCCATTTCTATAAGCTCTTCACCATCTTTATTAATCATCTTATCTTTAGTATGACCTATAAGAATAAAATTATCACAAAGATTTTTAAACATGTTTATTACTTTTTTAACTGCTTCTCTTAAGTAGAGATATCCGCTACCATTTGGTAATGTACGAACATCATCTCCCTTATAAGATTTGCCCATTGGTGTCTGACAATACAGAACTTTAGCATATCCTAAACATATTTCTTCGAGTCTAGTAGCATTATCTATAGCAATATATTTATAAGGTTTCTTTCCTGTTGTAGCGATTTCTTCACTGATTGCTCTAGATATATTACCTAAATCTTCAATAGTACGAGCTTGAATAGAGAGAGCTTCTAGAAATTCTGAACCTCCCTCTAAGTCAATTATAAGACAATTATCAAGCTTAGATAATAATGTAGTTTTACCTGATTTTGGTTTACCAAATAGGATTAAAAATCTTGGATTATTAACCTTTGGTTTGTTTTTCTCTTTTGGTAGTATTAACATATTAAAATAGGTTAATGCTTTACCTGTGAGATTCTGAAATTATCTGACAAAAACTGAAATTTTACACAATGTAAAGTTATTCGTTATTCATTGTTGAGAATATTGTTAACAGTAGTACTGTTACTAATATTAATAATAACATTTACTATATTATTTTTATCTGCTTTACGATAGTTATTCAAAAACAGACTAGGATTATCAATAGGAATGATTGTATAACCAATTTGAATAAACTTCTGGTAAATACGTACAGGTTGACCCATGTAAGTAAAATCGTAACCACGATCTTCTTCATAGTCTTCCATAATCTTAGCATATTCTGCTAATCGTTTTAATGCTAAATCAAATTCTGAAATAGCATCATATTGACGCAACTTAAATGCTCGATTTGCGAACGGACATGTAAGTGAATTATCATATGAACATGTCGGTCGATAATATTTTTTATTGAATGCAGAGAAATGTGCATTTCGGTTGCATCCAAAACATAGCAAGTCTTCAGGACCTGCATATGATATACTGTATTCCGGATCTTCCGGAGTGTGAATTCCATACCATTTAGCAAACGGTAAGCGGTTTTTAACTTCGTTTAATATACGATTTTTCAAAGAACCCTGAGGGTCAATATTTTGTTTCGGAAGTTTAATTGTAAAACCTTTCATAATCAGCCTTTTTTAATTTGTTTAAATACTACTTTTTGTTCTTCAGCACTTGCAGTATTTGTTTCAATTAGATTGCCATATTGAAGTTCGTTTTCAAATTCTAATATACAGGGTTCACCATCTCTTACTTTTAAGAAATGCATATAAACCTTATTTTTTACAGGTAGACGACGTACTCCATATATAGCTAGATTAAGTATCTCTGGTCTGTGAACAGCAATAACAAAATCACTAGCTTGAAATATTGCATCAGATGCCGATAAATCACTTCTCATTGGGAAGTGAGTACTTGGATTATTAATTCTATCAGGACTTTCAATATTACGATTCATCTGTGAAAGCTGTATTATACTAGTGTTAGAAAGTTTTTTCTTCTGTATAAACATTTTCTGTAAATCGACTATTGTACTTCTTTCTCCACCTTCTCCATTTACTAGAAGAACGTGGTCTAATACTACTATTAGCCAACGACCGTTAGCTACAGTATTATGAAAGTAATCTATAGTATTACCTATTTCTTCTACATTACATACTTTATCAACAAAGTATATATTGTATTTCTTAATGGTTTCAGCTGCCGATTCAGCTTTTAATAAGTCTTCATCGCTAAGTGTTTCTACTGAACTATATAATTCAGATACAGTTTTCTTAGTTTTATTACTTATTACACGACCAACATTTCTGTAGTCTACCATCTCTAAACTAAAGTATAATACTACGATATCCTGATTAGGATTAAGATCAATTAAATCCATTACTAACATATTTGCAACTGAGCTCTTACCACTACCTGATATACCAGCTATAGTAAATATCATATTTGGTTCAATTCCGCCAGTAGCTTTATTGAATTTATCCCATCTAGTTTTTAAGGATACTATACTATGATTTTTTCTAGCTTTAATGTAGTTTATGGATTTATTTGCTACCTGAGATATTGACTCAAAAGGTAGTATTTTAACGGCATTCTGTTCCGTATTCTCCATAACTTACAGGCGTTTCAGATTCATAACTCATTTGCTCTTCAATAACCTCCCACTCATGTTGAGTGAGCCATTTCCACATCGTCTTCATATAACCTATTTTACCAGTTATCATTTTGTTTTCAATTTCATATTGAAGACATTGAAGAAGGTGTTCGTGCATTGCTCTAGATTTACCTACGATACGATTATATTCTTTACGACACTTATTTATATTAGATCGTAAAAAACCTTTAGTACCATCTGGTCTTAAAACATACACCGGAAATACTTCATAGAACTCATCAAACCATGTCTTATCTTGTTTTGTACTTGACAATAGTTTTTCTGTAGGACTATAAATTTTATTATCTCCTGAAGTAGTAAAGGAGATAAGGTCATTGTCGATTAACTCTTGTATGTCGTTTTCACTTATTCGGCTGAGAAACTTGTGAACGTCTTGATTATTACTTTGATTATCATTCAACACAAGAGTTAAAAATACTAACTGATTAATTGATATTTCTCCAAAAATATCTAATAATGTTGTATCTAATTCTAGTATCATAATATAGTACTTTATGAACTAACTTTTGATACAATCTGGAAATATTTGTTAAAACAACGTTAGTTGTCTTGGTTTTAATTCTTCAATGATCTTTAACGCTTCCTTTAAATAGTAGCGATAATTGATCTTTCTTTCTTCTATAGGTTTATTATCAAATTTATTTAGTATAGTAACACCAGATGCAGTAAGTAGATTAGTATAGTCTACTCTAGTACCTTTAGTTATAATCTTTGAACTATAAGGTAATATCTGTTCTACATTAGAATTATAGTAAAACTGATTTGGATCTGTAGTTATTATACTTTCTCCTGTTTTGAGACATACAAGATATTGCGGTATCTCAACATCTCTGTTTACTATTTTACATTTATATAAATAAGGACCATTAGTAGATGCATAGAACCTATTAATTCTTTGTACTAGTTCTCCATTATATTCTACAGAGAATTTCTTATCTACTTTCTGGTAAGTAAGAAACTTCTTAATATCTTTACAATTGTAGATAGTATCTTTTACAGGAATACCATCAACAAAATAATCTCTAATAGCTTCTGGAATAATCTTTGCAGACATTCCCTTACCAAGTAATACCTTAGTAATGAACATACCTTTTTCTTTGATATAATCATCTTTAATCATATCTAAAGAAGTATAAGGTTTCTTCTTTTTATTTAGAGCTTTTTCTGGTTCAGTTTCAAACAATTTCTTCATTGCTTGATAACCTTCTTTTACAGCTATATAATCATTAATAGCATACTGATACATAGCTTCAAAACGATCTTCCTCTAGGGTTAATCTCGTTTGTTGTTCCCATTCCTTACATATACTTTGTAATTTTTCATACAGATTCTTCTTAAGAAGAACAAATAAACCATCTGTATTTGCCTGTACTATTCTACAGCCAATATCAGATAATCTTTCTGCTAACATAAGTAATAGTAATTGTCCATTTATTCTAATCTGCATTACTGCGAAAGGACTATAACAGAAATTATGTTCGTTCTGTAGATTACCACTAAGACCGTTTAATGCTAATTTAAGCGTTTTATCTTTAGTCTTAATACCATTATGTTTTGCTTCTATTCGTTCATCTTTAACTTGATTATAAACTTCTAGAAATTCAGGACCCAAATGCTTTGGGTAGAATTTATACTCTATTATCATACTAGGATACAGAGATGCAACATCAATATCTATTAACATTTCATCTTCCTTAGGAATAATTATCTCAGGTTTGTTTTCAGAGTGAATACCACCAACTCCTACAGAATACTTTAATCCTCTGAATACGAATTTATTTTCATATCCTTTTCTACCTGGTGATACTATCTGTTTTTTCATATCAGATAGTACATTACGAAGTATAGGATCTTTATATTCTATATAAGGCAATATTACTTTGTTTAGGTCTATGACATCTGCTGGGCTTCTTAAATCTTTAATATCCCACCATGATAGACTAGTCTTTTCAAGATATTTCTGCGTTAGAATTTTCATTCCAATGTTTACTCCATCTTTACTTAATACTCTTACTTTATATTCATCTTCGATAGCTATTCTTAATTCTATATCTTCAGAACACAGATTTAATAATTTTTCAGTAGAATTAACGTCATTCACATTATACTCAATCATCTCTTCTATTCTATCTTCTTCTAGAAACTTATTAAAGTCTCCATTGAATTCTAGAACATTAGGATATTGCATAGTTACTTGCATTTCCTTCAATCCAACACGCAATTTCTGTGAATATAACATAGTAAGTATATCAAATGAATCATACCATACTTGATATTTCCATTTTTTCCATGCTTCTATGTTGTCATCTGCTTGAGATGTAGTTATAGTTCTACTTAAGTTAAAAATACTATCACATATCCTTAGATATGGTTTATTTTTAAGTATATCATAATAATCTATTATATAGTTAATAATAGGATTATCATAATGTAAATTATTATATCCCGCAAAGATTTTATTTGAATCAATTTGAGTTTCAGTAGTATAGAGATCTCCAAATTTTAATGGTGCATTAATATTTGGTACACGAAAAAAATCAACTAATTCTGATAATTGATTTTTTCTGCTTGATATCTCAAACTTATGAAACTTTCCTGATTCAGTATTCTTTGCTGTGCAATGAAATACATTTGGGAAAATTTCAATATCATAGACATATACTGTTTTTCCTCTTATCTTCATAGCGTATAAATTTAGTGGAGTGTATGGGAATCGAACCCATGATGCCGATTGGTTGCAGCACTATAAATAGTGTATTAGAGTCTCTCTAATATTCCTCCCTGTACCCTGCGCTTGCCTGCTAGCTGAACACCCCTTGAGGCAGGATTCTTTATAGACTATCCTGCTAAAAGTCTGTCGCTCTACGCTGCTTGCTTTATCTCTGGCAAATGTTTAGCAAAGCATTTCTTTTCTAAAGTTGCTCTATCTACTATCGTAATAGATTCATAGTTACTATATTTATCGGATAACTTTGTATTCAATTTAGTAACTACTTCAGTAAGTTGTTCAATAGGTAGATTAGAGTAGCTTGTCTTAAACTCTTTATCGTTTGTAGTAGCTATAACTACTTCATACGGTCTTTGTTCTAAATACTGTAGCTTCTTAGACATCTTGAATTCTTCAAGTTGTTTAGCTACTTTCTTAATTTTCTCTTCGTGAGCTGCTTTATAAGCTTGTTGTTTAGCAATACTTTCTGCTTTATTGCTACCATATAGATTCTGTACCAATTCTTTATGGTAACCAGAATAAGGACGTTCTTCTAATAACTGTTTTTTATCCTTTTTATCAGATACCTGTGTAGGTTTCTTAGGAATACTAGCTATGCCTTTTTTAGTTTCATGATACTCCTTTCGTGCATTAGTAGCTTCAGGAGTCCACTTATAAGTATATACTTCTCTACTTACTATTTTATCATGACGACGAGTAGTTACAAATTCCTTTGTCATAGGTTTAATATTTTCTGACAAAGATATTCCTTTACTACACATAGCTTTATAATCTGAAGATTTAGTTAATCCGTAACGTTTCTGTAAGTTTTGCTGGTATTTAGCATTTTTCTTATTTCTAGTATCTTGATTCATAACAATTGATTTTAATAGTTAAAAACTAAAGGAAGCTGAATAGGTTAATGTTTTAAGATTTCCCGTACGTACTCTCCCTATCGCTTCCTTATTATATTTTAAGCTGCTAAGCACATTGGAGCAGCAGAATCATCAAATTCTGTTTCTTCATTGAACTTAGTAAGTTTCTCTTTTAATTTCAGAATCTCTAAATCGAGTTCTTTTATTCGTGCTTTAACCCAATTTGAAGTTAAAACTTCAGTCTTATTCAGAGCTTTTTTACCTTTCTTAGACTTAAGAACAGGATTCAAAGTTCGTATACGACTTAGATGTACTTTCATTTCTTGCAATTCACATAATTTAAATACATCTAATTGATTACAATCAGCTGGTAAATCACTAAATTTCTTTATACCCATATTGATACATAGTATCTTTAATTTAACAATTACTCGATCATCTGTAAGACCTTTGATTGTATTATAAAGTTCTTTCAAATCGTAAGTACGTTGATAATTACGATTTACTACATTCTCAATAGAAATGATATTCCAATACTTAGTAATATCTGCTGATAGTTTATCACGCTGTTCAATAAATTTATTTGCTTTCATATATACTTGATTTTAATAATTTGACAATTAGTTAATTACATAGTATATTAGAAAGTCTACCTGTGTAGTTAATAGACTGATCAAAGTCTAATAACTTAAAATATCAGCTATCTTCACAGACCGCTGATACGAATAACAATAAAATTAAGAAATAAGACAGACAAGATCAAAGAGTTAGCGCCTCTGTCACATCTCGATACGGCATCCGATTCTTCTTCTCTCGGCTTTCCAACACTTAGTTACCTTAGTAACATTATCAGAGGCAAGTAAGTAAGAGTATATACGAACCCAACCAAATGTATATACTCTTACTGATTTTATGTTGATTTTCAATTATTTTCTACTTAATACGAACCCAACCAAATGTATATATTCGATTATAAATCTCCTTCAACATGTAAACTGACAGGTATTCTTTCATACCCAAAATCTATGCAAGCATTTGCTACCCCAACCATTTTGCGTCGCTTGCTGTTATTACCCATATTTTTGTCAAAGCCTGGGTCATCTTTTGTAATATCATAGGTCAATTTCAATGGACTGTTTTCATCAAGTAATGTACAATAATACAATAATAACTCGATTACTTTTTCTTTTTCATCTTTCTTAAGTACTTTATCAATTGCTTCTGTCAGAAACCCAACCAAACCTGACTTATCGCAATTGTTACTTTCTACACCTGTGATGATAAAAGCTATTCTTTGTACTAAACTAAAAAAGTCTATTACATAATAGGAATTAAACCACTTATTTACCCAACCATATTTGTGGCGTCCTATTAATACTGTTCCGTCATATTCAACTTTAATTGTTTTGCTCCCATCCATTAGCAAATTATTTTGAATACGAGGATCAGACATAATTAGCTGTAACATCTGCAAGTGATATGAATCTATTGGCTTTTTACTTGTTGCCATAGCTTTATGTACTTAAGATTAATTACTCGTCGATGCTCTTGTAGTAAGCAGTAGTGTCGTCCTTAGTAATCTTGTTGATCTGTTCCAGAGAAGCTCCCTGATTTGCTAATTCATCAATAAAATTATTAAGATCAGTCAAATTACTCTGATTCAACTGAGTGATAACTTCTGTTACCATTTTAACATTCCAGAACGGAGACCGTTCTCCAGTTGCTTCAAACTTCAAGATAGCATCTTGAACATCTTTCGGACCGGCTTTCAATACGATATCTACATCTGCCCGTAAATCAAACTGCAACTTTTCGTCATTATTAAACATAATAACAATCTTACCATTTGCAGTCCGCACGATATCTACGTTGAATAAATCAACAGTTTCAATCATATACTTCTTCATCGGATTTGCAAGTACAAGTCCTGGCATATCACCAGCCATTTTTTTCTTGTAATTCAAATCTAAATTATCACTTACGGGGATTGCCAACCGCCGACCAACTAAAGCACGGCTAAATGCAATTACTTTAGTACGTAACTGTGTAATTTCTTGCTGAGTAAAACCTTCTGGATTTTTGAACACGCTTTCATATTTTGTTGTTTCCATAATCTCTCCTTTCTTGATTCCGTGGTTGATTCCACCTACGGAGTAAGTTAATACTAAGTTAATTTAAAAAGTAAGCTATAGAGTTCTTTTATCTAAGTGGAATAGTGTCTAATATCTATTCGTTTGTTAAAAACTTAAAAAACCACTTCTTGTATTCAAACAGTAAAACTCTATAACGAAATTCTGCTAAGATTTGATAAGTAATCTGAAAACTATAAGATAAGTCTTTATATTATTAATATTACTACTAGAACGTGATGTTATTACTTCACTCGGCATTCCCCGTAGGACTTTACTCATGAGACAGATGAGTCAGCCGTTCTTCATAAAATTATTAATACTAAACTATGAAAAGATATGTAATTCGACATCTGAAAATCAAATGCTATGCTAGTTAATACCTAAAGAGGTACAACGGGACTCCAACGGTAGGAGATTTATACCCATCAAATAACATTATAACTGAAATTATCTGAAAATCGAATGCTATGCTAGTTTCTGATTGTTTAAAGAGCCTAACAGCAACTATAACGTGCTCTTTTTCCTATTATAGTAAGGAGTACTGTATATGATTCATAACCTACAACTGTTACTTCACTATCGGTAATACTTCTACCGAATTTTATTTTGAGCTGTTTATGTTTCAAAACACCCACTCTATAGCCTAATAGTTTATTCTAAGGCTGCGTGTACTTACGACTTTGTTCTTATTCTGCACATAACTTTAGGATTTCCACCTATCATCCTTTAATGTAAGGAATCAGCGTCACTTTACATATATTGTTGCGCAATATACTTTAAATGTTTCAAATGTCAGCAATTATATTGTACAGTCGAGGGTGGCTCGGATTTACTTTCGTCTTCTTATCACTACTCGTCCTAAAACCTACCATTGAACTTCCTCATTAGTTAAGTTAAACATGTTTATTCTCTCGTAAATAGAGACTTCCTAAATAGATTTACATTCTGTCACTTCCCGTTAAGACTACTACTTAGTGCAATGCACAGATTTTTCTCCGGTCTGCTTCGTGTCCGTCTCTTAATGTGTCTGCTTCTCTTCAACCTGGGAGTAGGGCGATGCTCACTTTCACATATACTCTTAAGGATAGAGTATCTCACCTTGTGCAAATTTGATAAAACTCCAGTTATGCTTCTGGATAAAATTATTTAGTACTTCTAAGCTTTATGTCTTCCGCTTAGTATTGAAATAGTGTTATTGCGCACTTCATCCGCTAGTTATCTTTATATTCCTGTTGCAAAGCACTCTAGGTTTATACTCAGATAGATAACAACTGAGTTTATTATAATATTACTTGAACTCACATACTCCTTATTTCCTAAAGAGGTCCGTTGCAGGATTCCTTATTTATTAATATTGGATCATTGCTACTCAGCCAATAGGCACACAATCTACTACTCACTTTGTCACTCTATCTCTCTATACTGGAGTGTATAGTAATACAAGCTTAGGATTAGCTATGTACTGATTAACATAACATTGTGCATAGGCTTTACGCCTAATCCAGGTAATCTATCAATATTTTTTCAATAAGTAGTGCTATAATATTATAATTAAGTACCTTCATATATACTATCTCTAAACGTATTAAGTTACAATATAACTGTTTAGATAAGTATAGAACACTATACTGACATTTTTATATGGTCTGTGCCATAAAGGGGAGTTTGGAGCTACCCTAGAGCGTTATATGCTCGATAATGTTCAGCACGTAGTCTTGGACACTACGATTTGTTGGGCATCATCGTGTTTATTACTCCTTCTTGATTCAAACTATGATAAGTCTGCGAGTAACTTAAGAGGATTTCGTTCCCCTTGTACTGTTTAATTTTGTAGACTGCTCTCTACTAATTGCGTCTTCTGTTTCTGTCTCCAGTCGGTTCTCACCAAAAACAAGAGGGTTGTACACGCTCTCCCTCTATCTTATTGCTTCTTCAGTCTATAGATAGTATATAGACACAATAAGTTATTATACTTTCAGCAATAGCCTATAGTTGTAGCTATACTCTATTCCTACTAATATTCTGTACTATCTTAATTTTAAGAAAGTAATCTAACCATTTACTTTCTAATCCTTTGATTTAGATATCTCTGGATATACACCATTGTAGCTCTATAATCGCATTGGCTGTTCTAGTTGCGACTCAGATTCATCTTCTCTGATTGTTGTTGTTTCAGTCTTTGGAGAATATCCGTACAAGTGGTTTTATTCTCTTTAACTGATGGCAGTTCTCTTACCTTAATGTATTTAGGTACTTCCTTCTCTACAACAGAAGTTAGATAGATAATACTGTCTTTCTTTTTGATTTCAACATTGATATTTTGTTCTGGGTTGCTTTGTCCATTTAATTTTACAGCGTTATTGTTCAAATTAATATCAATATTAAAGTCTTTTGCCCGAGGTACATCTGTGAACTTCGGAATCACATACTCATGTGCGGTGGCAGTATTCGTATAGTTAGTTACAAATCCTACATATCCACCGAAAGCTAGCATTGCTAGCGTAAACAAAACTGTTGGTTTTTTACTCATTTTGATAATGCGTTAATTGTTACTTTTTAGTAGCATACGCAGATTTCTCAATATAGAAAGTAAGAGGATTCAAAGAGGTTGATGTGTACAAGCTAGATACTTTCTGCATTACTTGTTTCAACATCTTATCGTTCATTTCTGCTCCATAAGCAATCCGTAGATTGTTTACAGTCTTTATTGCTGAAATGTGTTTACCTTTAAGATTCAGACCCTTGATTTCTGGATATACAAGTTTGTCTTCATCTTTACCTTCGTTATTAGCAGAAGTAATAATACGATTGATCAGATCGTCATTAGTTCCACTAATTAATTGAGAATACCGTTTTGCTTCTTCTTCGTAGTTATTGTTTTTTGCAGTTTCATCAGCAATCTTCTTAGCTAAGAATACTTTCACAACATTAGCAACTTGCGCATCGTTGTATGTTGTTAATTGATTCTTAAGCCAAGCATGAGATGCTAAAACTGACAAATTACCTGTTAGGTTACCCCAAATAGCATTTGCACAACCCTCAAGCAATGTAGCATTCCGTCCTGCTTCTTTCATCTTAAGCAATACAGTTGCTAATACCTGTGCTGGTTCTGCATTTTTATCAAGCTTATAGGCTTCCCGTGCAAATTCAATCATATTTGCTACATTCTTACCTATACCTCCTGATTTCTGCTTGTGCCGCATGTTCATAATAGTACACATTGCTGCTACTTTCTGTTCATCAGTGACACATTCTTCGGGTTTTGGCATTTCCTGAGTCTGCGGAACTTTAGCATCTTGTTCTAAAGCTTTCTGCATTTCAGGATTTGTCTTTGCGACAGCATCTTTGAAGTTAATCTCGAGCTGTCCATCAGATGTTTTGCTAGGAAGCAAATTAACACCGAGGAACAAAGAAGCTGTTTCATTCAAATATGCAAACATTTCTTCGTTTACAGTAAAACCTTGTTCTTTTGCATCATTCTTAAATTGGTCATTCCATTTCTGAATTAATACAAACATCATAAGGTCTGCCTGTTTTCCTGTTGCTTGATACATTGCCCGATCATCTTTAATCTCTTCACGGCGTTTCAGAATTGCGTTCATCAAATCTACTGAGTGATTTGCATCAATTCTGTCACTGTTCTGAGTTACAATGTTGGGCGCAGGAGCTGCGGCTGTTTTAATAGTAGGAGTATTGTTGATGTCAATTTCTTCAGCTTCTACTTCTTCTATCTTCTCCTTCTTCGACTTCTGCTGTTTAGGTTTCTTTTCAGTAGATGCGGGTTTAGGATCTTCCTTCTTTGGTTCTTCAACTGGTTTAGTTTCAGGAACTTCAGCAGGAATAGGATTCTTAATTCCTTCCTTAATCCGTTTAACGTCAATTCCGTCTCCCTTCTTTACATTAGATACTGGGAAGAGGACACTAGTAGTTTCACTAGTTTCGTTGTTCTTCCACTCGGCTTTGATATTTTCAATGCCTTTGCTGTCTTTCTCAATCTTAAGAGAAAGTAGACTCATATACGGTGATTTTGTGCACAACATATGAGTTTCATATGCTGATTTACCCATTGGAGTCTGATAGACACCACCTTTCTTTTGTTCAGCTGGTTTCTCTTCAGGCTTCTTTTCTTCTGGTTTAGAATCTTCTACTTTTGTTGTTTCTACTTTAGCTGAAGCTTCTACTGCTTCTTTAGCTTTTTTCAAAGCTTCTAAGTTTCTTGCTGCTTTTGCACTTGGAGTCTTTCCACCTTTATTTCTTTTTGCCATATTGATTATGTTTTAAATAAATTAATAACTTAACAATTAATACACTTAAATTATGAAATTAAGTGCAGTCAACTGTCATCTTCTATCTCTGCATTGTTAGGCATGGTAGGTGTATCTTCTCTATCAGTTGTTACTAACGTCTCACCTCCGTCTTCCTGACCCATTTCATAAGATTGGTTATCTACTGTCCCTACAAAAGCAGTAGAACCTTGAGATGTGGGATTAGGAGCCATAGTAACAACTAACTCTTGAGAAGGAGTATCTGAGGTATTTGCAACTACCTTTTTTACTCCAGTACCTACAACAAAGCCTAGTAAAAGTACGCATACTAAGAATACGTACAAACTAGCACTTTTACACATTCTAGAAATGATAAAAGATGCTAATACTCCTAAAAGGAGTAAACAAAAACTAGTCATATTGTTGAAAGTGTTTGTTAATAATCTGTTTTCTGTTTAAGTTTTTGTCTTGCTTTGTTTAAATCACCTTTTACAGCTAATTCATTCATTGTAAGCTTATTGGCTATCTCTTTATAAGACATACCATCTATACGAGCATTAATTAAATCTCTATATTTCTTCTTAAGAGTAGGTATAGCTTGTAAGACTATATCTAATTTTTCCTTTAGAATTAAATCTTCTTCAGGACTTCTCTCTAAAGCAGATAGTTGAATTGGATTTTCATCCTCATCAACATAGTTATTTAATTGCTCTTTTTTGTTTCTACGTATATAGTCTATTGATGCATTAACAGCAATAGTCTTTAACCACATATTAAATGAAATATGTTGAGTATACATAGATAATTTCTCATAAGCTTTAGTAAATACTACTGATGTTAAATCATCAGCAACATCTGTATTCTTAACTACACCCATAATAGTGTACCAAATATCAGTTTTATACTTATAGTATAACTTACTAAATGCTTTTTGAGAACCTTGTTTAGCTTGCTCCACTAGATCTATTATTTCTTGTGTCATATAGCTAAATTTTAGTGGATTGTAGTTAACCCAATAACTACAATCCTTAAATTCAGAAGGGAAGTTTTATAATTTCTTTGCAATAATAATTATTTACTGCTAGACATCTTTTATAGAATACATCTGAGATATGTTCTCTCCATTCTTCTTTCTCTTCTTCATTGAGAGGATATGCCATTTTCAATGACATATTAATAGCAATCCTTACTCTTACTAATCTAGTCTGAAGACTTAATATTTTATCTTCTAACAGATTATTAAGAATATCCATCCACAGTCTTCTATTTATCCACTTATTGATACTTAGACAAGTGTTACTAGTAACTATCTTAGATTTTAAATTAGGTGGTATATTTGCCCAATCATCTAATACACTATCTGCATATCCTAATACTTTAGTATCAAAATTAGCAGAAGATACAATCTTGTCTAAAGTAAACCTATAAGGTTCCTCTAATTCAGCATTGAGTGCTTCAATAAGTCTCTTAAAATTGCTCATTATGGTTCTCTGTTTAGTGCTTTACAAATTACAGTGAATACATAGTTAGCTTGAGACATTTTTAGGCTGTATTTCTTCTTTAAATGCAGTCTAGTTCTTACTTTAGCTTGTTCTATACCATATAATGGTAAAGTTGATTTATAATAGGCAATACCTTCTTCAATGATTTTATCTTTTCTAGAATCTTCACCTAAGCCTTCTAGAGTTTGTAAATCACCAATACCTACATTATCAACTACTTCAGTAATAGATGGTAATGCAAATGTATACTTTTCAGGATACATCATAATATCTACTACTTCAGGACTGTCTTTAGTAAGATCTTTAGCTTTACCATTCTGTTTAAAGTAATTAAGATCAATTGCACCTACTACTTCTAATAATGGTTCTACTCCGCTTAAAAGGAGCAATACATTAGTTTCTGGACCTTGTGCGATCCACATACCTGCTTTTAACATAATCCTTTTGTTTTAAGTATTTTGATAAATTCGTTTTTGAATCTTTTTACTACAACTGCTGCATCCATTGGACTAATGTTGAATTCAGAAGCTACTTTCTTTCTAAATTCCATTTCTCCACTGCATTGCTGCATTACTTCCTGTAGTCTTTCTCGCTCTCCTGGTTCAGTCCAGCGAACATATTGAACAATTTCCATGTTAATTCATTTGATGTTCAAGATCTTTAATTTTATTATAGATGCCTACCCAATATATCAAGCCTTCTTTACTCTTTTCAGCTTGAAACATTTCATAGATTTTGCATCTATTGAATCCGACTGAAATGTTATGTACACCACGTCGCCAACCTCTACCTCCCTTCATTACTGATGGAGTTGCTTCATACACATACTCAATGAACGCAGTAAGTTTACGTTCTCTTGTAAGAACAATTTCCCAAGTCTTAGGCAATCTATTCCTAATAAAACCTCTTAAGCCTTTTTTATCCATGTTTATATTTAAATATTTTTGTATTATGTCCAAATTCAAACTTAATTGTATAAATACTATTTTTAATAGTTACTTCATCAAGTGTTATTTTAACTTGACTTATAAAATTATTAAGATAACGTGTACTACAAATATACAACGAAACTATTCTATAATAGTCTCTTCCATTATTACTACTAATCCATGCTTTTGCATAATAATCAGTCATACTATGGAATGATCGATCGTTACATATTGATAATAATACACGAAGCTCTTTCTGTATAGTATCTAAGATTTCTGCTTGAGTATTGAATTCTTTTTCTTTACCCTTTTTATGCCGACCACGATTCATAAGTAGTTTCTTTAATTGAAGACTGAAGTCTTTCTATAGCTGCCAACAGTGTATCTATTCTTATTACTACTTCTGTATCTCTAACAAAATGTTTAATATGTTTCAGATTAGTAATCATGCCTGCTAAAAGCATAAGAGATAAGTTCCTTCGACTTGCCTTTAATTGATTTAAAGTCTTTTTCATCTACAAAATGTTTTTAAGTATTGTTCATAATGTTTCTTTTCATTTATTGAAGCTAAAGCGTCTAATTGATTATAATTCTTTTTAGTTAAAGTAAAATCATAATCTAACAATGCTTCTTTCAGATTGTAAAATACATTATAATCAAACAAATCTCTGTTGCTTATTTTGATTTGTTCAACGAGAGCTGTTTCAAATATAGCTAGTAATCTCAGAATATATTTATTATTCTTTTTAACTGCTAGTCACAAACCTTTACTTCCTTTACTATAATCTAAAGGAATGATTGCTGTTTTGTTATAATCTATTT